GACTTCAATAGTGTACTCGACTTCCCAATACTTCTGCCCATCCTCATTCCATGCCGGCTTTCCTCTAATACCTCTCATCAGCCCACATTTGGGTTCTATCTTTACATCGGCGACAACAAGCTGCTCGCTGTTGATGGTGTTTTTGTACTTCTCAGCACGGCCCGGCGAGAAGTCCTTTTCGTTACGCCGAATCTTGATAACGAGGTTGCTGACGTCCTGCATGATCGGTGGATCAAAAGATTGCCCTGCTGAATTTTCTATCGGGACGGATGGCGACTCTCGTTCATCTTGAGAAGCACCGGAATCGTCTTTCGTCATGCGATAAGCTCGGTCAACAACTTTGTTCAATCTTGCCCAATCAAAATCAATAAGCGGCCGAGCCTGCCAAGGAAAGGCAATGCTTTCATCTCCAGATATGAGATTCTGGTTACGGGGTCGGTAATGGACTGCCACATTCCAGAACAACCGGCCTTCATCATCCCGGCGAATATCCAAGTCGGTGCAAATAGCATTGGTGTCCGACGGATAGAAATCGTACACGTAAGGTAACTCGGATGTGCTTTGAAAATAATCAGCAATGGTCGGAATAGTGTCTGTAATCGCTGACACCTTCACCTGATAATTCCGAACGTAGTGGCGTCCGTTTTTATCTACCTTGCCGCTCCGGCTTTTCTCATGTACCCATTCAATGCTCATAGTGTGACCACCTCCAGGTCTTCCATAGAGAAGCCCTCGGCTTCTAGCGCCTTGGCAATCCTACGATTCAACTTCTCTATAGCTTTCTGGTATTTCAAATTCTCACGTTCATGTTTTTCAATCTTATTAATGTCTTGTTCAGACTTGGACTTTCTTTGCGCTAGGCTATAGGCCTCACGAGACCCCTTCTCATAAGCACCAGCTCGTTGATTGAACAATCCCCGTCCTGTTGTATCTGCTGCACCATCCTTTAATAGATTGGAGTACAAACCAAATTGAGCTTGAGCTACTTTCAACAACTTCATTCGAGTCTTTGCTTGATCGATAGCAGTGCCCTTAGTCAAATCTTCTTCTAACTGCTTCCGCTGCATAGCAAGAACCTTGAGCTTCTGCTCATCTGTTAATCTATCAGCAGCGAACCTTTTTAATTGATCTGCATACTCACTATTCAACTCAGCTACACGTGCCGCCCTTTTCTCTTCCATCTGCACAACACTCTCTTGAACCTTTTGAATGCGTTGTGCATATTCGTCGATAAATTGATTCAGAACATAACGTTCTGATTTAGCCCAAGGTTCATTATTACCTTGAAGATCGGTAAGCTGTTCCCGTAATGCGTCCTGCATTCCTTGAAGAGAAGACAAGCGCTTTTCAGGAGTCATAATCCCAAGATCTTCTTGGCGTTTGAATTCCTTGTTCAACAAACGCATCTGTTTGGTAAGCTCACTGGTCTTTTTCTGCATGTGATCGAGAGCCGCACCAGATACCTCGAATCCAAATTCTTTCTTCATCTTATGCTGCTGCTGGGCCCAAGCTGATGCTGATTCGTAATACGCAGATTGAGCATCCTTCATCTCTGCCCATTTCTTTACTACAGCAGACCAAACTACAAGAGCAGCACCAGCCGCCCCACTCGCTGCAGACATAGCCCCCGTCATATTCTTCAACCCTACCGCAGCAAGGCCTGTTGCCTTCGACAGGAGACCGAGTGTCAGTAACATAGGACCTAACCCCATGGACAAACCAGCGGTGATTCCTACACCCCTTTTCATTTCATCACTCATGCCTCTGAGATTGGATGTGAACTGTCTTAAATCTTTTGAAGCATCAATAAGTGCCGGCTTCCACACATCGGAAAAGTCTCTTGCTAAATTCTGCAATTCATGACGAGTCATCGTCATTTGATTGTTGAAAGCGGCAAGTTGCTTATCGGCAACATCTTGGGTAGTCCCACCTGCTTTGCGCAATTCTCTCTCGTACTCCCGAATCTTTTCAGACGTACCAAGAAGGAGCTTGATGAGTTTCCTCGATCGAACTGAGAAGCCCATCTGCTCTAAACGATAAGCACGCTCTTGATCTGAAACACCAACCAGCGCACGTTCCAAATCTTCAACCACATCAGCCAGGTTCCTCATCTGCCCTGTACTATCATATAAAGACACACCATAGCGCTTGAACTCAGATTGATTCTCCATAGCGGCTTTTTCTAAGTGGTCAAGAACAATGGATAATTGCATGCCGGCTCGGCGTCCTTTTACACCCTGGTCTGCAAAAACAGCAAGGACAGCAACACCCTCTTCTATATCTTTATTCATTGCCTTCAAAGCAGCACCAGCTCTGTTAGTCAATGAAGTTGAAAATTGCTCTACAGTAGCATTAGCCAACGTATTTGCTTTAACCAGAACATCTGTCACTCTGGTCAAGCCTTTCAAATTCTCCTCTACGTCTTTGGACTTCAATCCAAGAGCGCTTTGCGCATCAGCAGCAAGGGCAGTAGCGGTAGACAAATCAAAAGCGCCAGCTTGAGCAAAACGCATAACAGGTCCTAAAGCTCCGAGGGATTGCTTGGCATTCATACCCGCAGAGAAAAGGTAGAAGTAGGCCTTTCCAAGCTCGTGCGCTGCAAAAGTCCCTTGAGTAGACATAGTATCTGCCATACCTGACAATTCGTTCTTCATCTGCTTTGTCATGTCTGAAACAATTGCTGTACTCTCAACCATGGACTTATCAAAACGACCCATCTCTCTAATGGACACAGCAGACAAGATGGACAGAGGGAGGGTCACACGAGTCGATAACGTGCGCCCCCACTGTGACATCATCTGTCCTGATTTCATAGTAGTAGCAGAGAAAGACTCTAATCTCATTTGCGAACGAACAATCGCCCTATCAAACGAAGATGTTTTTGCGTATAAACCTACACTGATATTTCCAAGATTCATTTACGCTGCCCTTTCTCCTCTTGCCTGATCCTGGCCCTCTCCATGAAAAGAGCCTGCCTCAATTTTCCCTTCAACTGTTTCGAAGATGGGAAACGGGAGACTTCCTTCTTGCGCGACAGCTTTTTGTGGTCTGTTCTCTCTTGTGTTTTGAACCGGATGAGAAAATCTTCCATGTCCAATTTGCTCTTGCTCGAAGAGAACATCTCGACTATCCACTTGCAGATCTGTGCAGCAGCATAATTCACCATATCTTCGATGGGAGGATTCGTTTGATTGAAGATCCGCCATTCGGCAAACTCCATACTCGACATCCTCATCTGTGCTTCTTCTACTGTGCATCCTATCTGTCTCGCTATCTGAAACCAAGCGACCCTTTCAGGCCGCTGATTCAGTTTTTTTCAGGGTTCTCCGAATCTCCAATACCATTGAGCTTTTGGAGTTTTGTAGCCAACGTCTCTATGATCTTGGCCGGCATTTCACCCAGCTTGTCCAAATCATTAGTTGAAAACATGCGATTGCCATTCTCATCTATGATGGACATTTGGATCAAACGAACGCGAAGCCCCTTGATGGAAACCTGAGGCTTGCCATCTTCATCAATCGTGGTGTTTTGGTCCACGAAGGATTGAAAGATATCACGCTCTTTTCCACTAAGCTCTCTTACACGGACAGATTTTCCCAACCTGGGAATATCGATCTCGAACGTTTCAAGCTTCGCTCCAAACAGCTCTTCTTTTGTTGCTATCTTCGACATATGCTTCACTCCTTCTCTATTTCTTCTCTTATTATGTGATGGCCAGATCTCCAGTAACCTTCACAGTCACTTCAGCCGTCATTTTGTCTTCCAACGGTACTGCCGGTTTCATCGACGTCATGAATGCGTTAAACACCCATATGCTTCCGTCCGGGAAAGTGATCGTACAACTACTCGCTGCCGAATCAATCGGAGGGGTATCACTTGGGTCATAAGCAATCGTCACTGTCATCTCTCCCCAGTCCACCAAATCGGCGGGGGTAAAAATATGAGACGAACCTGTACCCATGTGAGATACGTCAATTGCTTCCCTCGATGCTCCTGGAGGATTTACATCCAGCAACTCGCCAAGGAAACTTTCCCAAGAAATACTTGTGCCTGTTCCAATATCAGCCATTTCTTTTCTCCTTTCTTATCCTTACATTAAGATACTGACCCACTAACCTTGACAGTTACTTCAGCCGTCATCAATTCTTCCATTGGAGCAGCGGGTTCATATCCGGTCATAAATCCTTTGAAGGATATACTCCCAGCTCCACTAGCTCCAAAAGCGATTGTGATCTCTTCAGGAATAGTTACTGTTAATGCAGTGGCAGGGTCTACCGACGGATCGAATTGAATCGTCATACTGAACTCTCCCCAATCGGGAAGATCTGCTGGCATAAATACTTTCTGCCCCGTAGTACCCATATGGGTGATGTCTATTGATTCCCTATCCGGTCCGGGTGGGGTGATCTCAATAATGTCCGCTGTAAAGCTGGACGTACCAAAAGTCACTGTTGTTCCTGTTCCGATATACATAATCTATTCTCCTTTCTTTTCAAAGGCCTTGTTAACAGCATCAGTTTCCGGCTTTATATTTGCCAATCCGATACGGTTAACTTCTTTCCAGAAGTATGCCTTGCATGGATACTCCTCTTTCTGCTCTTTGGTGATGGGCTTCTGCTTCACTTCGAACACTACTGAATTCTTCTCAAAGCGGACTCTCTGCGCCCCCCTGAAAAGAAATCCTTTGCGCTTATTATGAAACCACCCATTCTTAACCAAGAGCCGAATGAGTTCTTTCTTTGTCTTCTCCAGCTTATTCATTTTCATCTTCTCCTATGTTGTCGTTTCTTCTCGCACCGTTCTGAAGTTGGCGGTGAACGAGTATCTTTTCTCTTCATCCTGCTGTAATGGAATTGGACCACTCAAAAGGAAGATGCCCTTATATGTTTGAGTCCTTTCATCAGATGTAACAGAAAACCTATCATGCTGGTCCAGGAAATCAATGATGTCATTGATCTTATTGTAGCCTTCTTGATATGTCCTGGATCTTACAAGTACCTGAACCATCAAATACTCAACGGGAGACTTTGAAGTGTCGGCAAATCTGGTACGCTGCTCAGACGTATAATCCCGCAATGTAATGCAACGATCTGGCTGATCTGGCTGTGCATGAATGTAGAGACTCCAATCTTGTATACCGCCAAAGGTTCCCGACATCCCGCTTTGAGTAAGGATCAAATTCTTCAAATCTGTTGCAGGTGAATTCATAATCCCTTCCTCGCATGGTTAGCAATCTCTCTGAGCATTGCATCCTCGTTCTCTCCAATAGCTATTTCCAAAAACTTGTACGTCTTGCCGTCTGTGTGGTGGGCGTCTGGATCTTCATGAACATATATGGCGTAATTTGCTGTATATCCAAATATGACCAAAAGATCATCTTTCAATTGTTGCACCTTGCCTTTCAAACTAGATTGAACTTCAAGATGCTCTTTCCCCATCTCACTAGCACCTTTGCCTTTGAAACTAGCAGCCTTTGGAGCACTCTTGTCCCATACAACAAAAGAAGAGGCCCTTAGATTACCAGTATCAATTGGAATGATCCTTCCAGACTCTCTAATGACCAGAAAAGCAGCTTGTATCAAACCAGCCTGGGTCAAACCCTTGATCTTCTGGGCACTGGTATTCAAACGAGCTAGTGTTGCTGACAACCCCTTTGTATGAATGCCTGCTATATTTTTCATAACATAGCCACCCTTAAAAATTCGACAGCCTTCAAATCAGGAAACTTCTGCCAACCCTTAATAGGCTTGGCTCCCTTGGTCTCTTGCGGATCCGGCTTAATCGCATCATCATTCAATCGTCCTAGAAACAACCAACCGCCAATTTTCAAATCACGGTCTGGATATACAATCGAACTGGAGATGTTTTTATTGCCATTAGAATCAACAAACTCTTTGACCTCGTCGTCCCACCTGCATTCAATCTCTACAGGAGCTTCGAAAGCCTTCCGACCAAACCCGTCTCCACCGGATAGCTCTTTGGGCGCCCAGTAGACGGCTTTTTGTTTTCTCATTCTGGTGATGATGCTCATGAGTTTGCCGGACTGATCGGTTCAATTCCATTGATCCGTGCGGTCCTTCTGCCTTTCTTCCTATTCAACTCCGCCAAAGCGCCAGACGTATCAAGCAGTATTGCCTGCTGCCCAAACATCGTAGCATCCAAACGGTATCCGACCTTATATTGATATGATGCTGAGACCGGCCCGGCCTTCTCACTGGCAATGCGCTGTTCCCTCAGAGAGGCGAAGTGAGCTGAAAGATACAACTCAATATCTTTCAACTGGGCTTCGGTTAGAGAGCTGTCCGTACAAACCGAATCCGTAAATCTATTTGCAAGATTGATGAACGGGGTCAGTGTCAGCGAGTCCTCAAACTCAGCGATTGCTCGGACTTCTGCTTGTGTGTTCCTAGCAGCCATTGTCTCCTCCATTCCACAACTTAGGGTCTACGAATTCAGAAACCGCCTTCTCATTCCATTTCAAGCCAAGCTGCTCAATAATTGATTTGATTTGTGAAAATTCTCCTCGGACAATATCTGGTGTCCACACTACAGAGATATCAAGCCCGGCTTCTCTCATCTCACGAAATCTCCGGATATGTGTGTGAACCCATTCACGCCAAGCCTCGGCGGTTTTGAGTTTCCTCATGAAAGGAGTCTTCAAACAAGAGAAGACGATCTCTTCTATGGGCCTGCGTACGATGATCCATTTGGCATTCGGGAATGCTTTGTGGAAAACCGGCCAGACAAGGCACATCTTAGCTCCTTTGTAATACCACGGTCCATTCCGATATCCATCCTGCTTCATGATCAATTCCATTTCAAAACCCAACTCAGGATATGCCTTGAGAGAATTCATGTCTTGTGGTAAAGGAAACTGTCCCATAGGATCAAAACCCATTGATCGCAGATAAGGCTTGATGAGGCCATTACGCACCCGCTCGTTTTCGAACATCCCCTTCTTGTTATTGCGGTTTGGACCGGCAGTGATCCCACCAAAGGCCCCGCAGATATCGACAATACCAGCGGTCATGGAAGTGCCCGACCTAGCAGCTCCTGTTATGAGAATAGGATCACACATTATTCCATGCCCCCTGCACATCTATGTTGTCCACATTGTGAGGCCTTGGCTTTCCATGGAAACAAATCACATCAGCTTTATCCGGTACTGTGTTTGTTTCTTTGCAATCCCTTTTCCAGGAAACGATATTCATTACGTTCTGGATTGGATCCGGTCTCACTCCATACAGCTCCATTAACTGGGTCTCTATGAATTGCTGTTCTGTCATAGCACGCAACCCAAGTTCCTCAGATTTAGCCATCAACTCTTTTCGGCTGTTCAAGAAGGCATCCCAAAGTTTTTCAAAATCCCCTCCACGCCAGCACATGATTCCTGAAGCGAATCTTTTCTTGGAACGGAAGCTGCGCAACATACCAAACCCATGCTTTGGTGCCATCTGTAACTGTCCATTGAGGGTGTGCATGAAAACTGTATCCAGATCAAAATACCAAACCAACTCACCGCTCTGGAAAACACCCTCCCTGAAAAGTTCCATCTTCGCCCAAGTGCGAACACGCTTATGATCGTACTGCCCTTCTATCGAGATGCACTCGACCCCTTCTATATCAAGCGGGTGTTCGGTCAAGAGTCTCTTCTCTTGGTCAGGGAATTGGTTGAACAGATTCCTGACATACCGCTCATCAAAGCCATTGCCTTCTAAGTAGACTCCAGCGACTACAACGCGCAGGTTTTCAAAATGCTTGAACCCATTGGCCTTCTTTACCTTGATCGGCTTCTGCTTCTTGAACCTGGTAACAGATTTGTTCTTAGATTCCTTCTTGATGGAAGCGATATCTTTCCAATCCGGTTGTGTGCTCTGCCCTTTCACCAAACGTTCAAAAGACCGGACTACTGTTTCGACTCTGAGATCCAAAGTATCGAGTGCTGTATACCATACATCTCGCGAATCTGGAGGGCAGCTGTGCCACCAGAAGTCTGGGTGATAATAGCTATTCCATAACATAAGGGTCGGTACCTTGAATCGTGTGGACATGATTGTAATACCGCTTAGATATCCGACAACGCCAATAGACCCTTTCATCATCCCAAAGACATCTTCCAATGAAGTACGACCGACTTCATTGTAAATGAAATTCGTTCCTTCTGCCTTCTGAATACGAAGAAGGATTTTATCCAGCTTCCCTCTGTCCCATGCAGCACCAACCAGGACTACATTTGCTTTCAGCCTATCGCTGATCTCCCGTAGGGCTACATACGTTTTCTTGATATCGAATTCATCCAGCCAACGCTTGTATGTCCCGTGCGGAACTATGTAACAAACAACATAACGCCCATACCGGTTTTGATACCGGTCGATAGCGGCCTGTTCTTCCAAACTCTCAAACATCGGGAAATACCACTGCGGTTCAAGGTGTGGATCAACAGCGGACAAAGATGCTCCATAACGCATCACCCCGTTGTAAGCAATGAACTTATCACACCCGACGACGTTATCAAAGATGGTGCGGCCATCGTGCATGTACGCTTCTTTCCAGATCTTTCCTTCATGGTCATGCTTCAAATATCCGGCAGCATTACACCAGCTACACATACGCACGTAATCAATACTGCGGTCACGGGCATTCTTCATTGGAGAAGAGATATAAATATCGGGTTGGCCATATCCACCTTGTTCGCAAAAAGACTTGGCTTTCAAAAGGCTCCAATAGATGTCACCGACACCCGGCGGAACCAAAATACTGATGCGAGCCTGTTTTAGTTTATGGACCGTGAAAGCCAGTTTGGAAGAGATGGGTTGAACAACACCGACAACCTCAAAACCTATCTCTTCAAGGAGTTGGATCATCTGTTCCTTGGTCGGCATCCATAGATGCTCAACCATTTTCCAGTGATGCTTACCCGACCTGCTCCAGAAGTGTGGGATTTCAAGCACAGCAAATCCAGACGGCTTCAAACAGCGATAGATTTCTTCGAGGACCTGCTTCGGATTTGGCATATGTTCAAGGACATCAAATGAAACGACACTGTCAAAGTAGTCTGTCGGGAAATGGATCTGTTCGATAGTCTTTGGGAAGAACCTTCGTGCTCGGGATGTTGGTGAAAGGTCACAACCCATTGCATCAACACCCTTATCCAATAAGGTGTTCACGAACGCTCCGGAACCACAGCCAACGTCAAGCACCCGATCGCCCTCACCCATATCCTGGAAACTGTATTCCTCCACACGGGCTTTTGCTACTTCCAGATCGTGTTCATAAGAGTGCTGATAGACCGCTTCATGGTATTGCTCTTCATACCACTTAGCTAGCTCAGAAGCCGGCATATCACCAACGTCTTGATGGCTGACACCGCACCTCTGGCAAACCAACATCGGTATACCGTTCTTGGTCTTGTGATCAAAAGACCGGCAACTGCAGATGTAGCATTTCTCTATCACTTTCTTCATGTCACTATCCTCGTCACTACAATCACAACCTGAACATCAGTTGCTTCTCCTCCATGTGCTATTCCTTGCCATGTCCCATCCACATTGCGACGAAAATGAGCTATGACATCCCACTCCTCTTCATTCAAAGGATTTCCTGTGGTGACAGACCGCACCAGATCCTTCACCACTTCGGCTGGTATGATGTTATGGTTGAATTGGGTCATATCCAAAAGCCTCTTGCAAACGATTGATGTCCTGCAAATAGGGTTCCACAAGTTTCATGTACTCGGAATAAATCGCCCTTGCGCTCTTGGACATCCCTGTGCATGAAATCTTGGTTTCGTATTGATCAGGGTCGGGTGGGTTAATCAAGCCAACATCCTGACAGAGCTTGGTTGCTGCGGGACGGCCACCTGAAACGAGATCCTCGTGCCTGACCAAAATCCTCAAATGGTTCTTTTCAATACCAGCGATCAATTCAAATTGTTTGATCCACTCTTCACAGAATTGTCGAATGTCACCCTCTCTTGTGCAGTTCGGGGTATGTACTGAGAAATCCTTTTTGAAACGGCTTGTGAAACTCATGAAGAAATCACGAATAAGGAAAACCACGTTTGATTCTGGAAACTTCTTGTTGATGAAATGCAGGACCGTTTCATTCCAATTCACTTCCTTGAGTCCCCACCTAGAATAGCCTTCCCGTTGTGCCGTAACAGCATAAAGCCTATCCAAGTAAAGAGCACGAGCAGCAAAAGCATCCTCCAGTTCAGGCGAGAGAACGGCCATCCACATATTTGCCTTCTTCTCCCTGAATGTCTTCAAATCATGGCCGCTGCGGTCAGGACTCCAACGATCACCATAGGGGAAAAGCAATGATGTATTCTCACCCCAAACAAGCACCTCATTAGTAGAGGTCAGGATTCTCTGAACCCATGTGCTTCCAGATCTAGGACACCCGGCTAAAACAAAGATTGGCCTATTATGCAAGATACTCAACGTAACGCTTCCTCCAACGCCATCTTCGGAAATTCATTAAGGCCGGATTCAGGGTTGGCGTTGATCACCTCAACATCCGGCACGGACTTCTTCAAATTCTTTGCGAGGACGGCGAACCCTTTATGGAACTTATCTAGCAACTGATCACCCTCTTTACTAGACTTCGCCTTGGCTACATGACAGGGATTATTTTTCGGGTTGGGATGCCAGTTCCAATTTGGTACATCGTTCTTCATATCAAACCCGACAAGGATTATCTTCTTGCAACCCAATTTCACAGCCAGCTCAACAGCAGAGGCGCCAGTGTTCAAATACCATTTGATTTCAAAGGACTGCTTTGCCAATCCTCCGGTTGAAATCCTCAACTGATTCAAGAACCGCACAGCCCTCTCACCATAATCCCGAACCATGTTTACCTGCCGAGCTACTGGACAGCATGTGACTTTCAATCCGGCGAACTTGGCTAATCGCTGGCGGTGGATCTCTTCCCACCAAACGTAATCGCCAAAGAAACAGATGTCCACCCACGCACCAAGAAGGTATGCATCATTGCAACCAATGATACGGAAGTCTTTGATGAGATCCAGGTCGATGCCCTCTATGGAGGGTCCGCCACCTACGATCACGCAAGTACGATCTCTCCACATTTCAGGAACCGACCAAAACCATTTCTCTGGATTGTGAGTGGACACTTTAATCCTTTACAGCCTCACGACTTTTTCTTTCGTTTGGCTTTGACTTTCTTTTTGGGCTTCTTGGGTTCCTTGGGCATAGCTTCAAGAATGTCAGGAAGGGCTTCGACTCCACCTTCAACTAACTCATCTGCCTGTTCACGAGTCAGATAACCATCATGTACTGATTCACCTGTCTCTGTATTGAACACTACCCAACGAGCCCCTCCCTTGTGCTTCGCTGCCAAGGTGATAGATTCTTCATCAAGCTCGTCATCTTCTGCTTCAATGATCGCTCTTACATCCTCATCATCAGCATCAATGAGACCTTCGACTCGCTCAAACTTCGACGGCCATGTCTTCTTGAGATCACGGTCGGAAGTAACGATTTGCCCCGGCTTAAATACCATGTCCCCGACACGGTACGTTCCGAAAAGCAGTTTGAATTGCATCTTCTTACTCATTTGCTTCACTCCTTCTCTTTTTCTCTTTCCCTTCCACCCTTGGGGGGAGTTTTTACGCTCCCCCCTTGGGCAGAAGATTAGGGTTATTCGGCGAAGTCAGCGATACCACAGCTACCGTCCTGATCGGTGCGGAGCAGCGGAACCTGAATCGTCATCACCTTGTTGGTCGTCTTCAGACCACCCATGGAATCCCAGCGAACGTTCGTCACTGCGAGACCTTCGACGATTGCGGCAACATCCTTGGTAGCCTGCAACATGATCACATGACCATCTGTCAGCTTATCAGCGATGTCGATAGAGAGGATGCCTTCCATCTCCATCAGGCGCGAACGAACCGTCTTCGGATAATTCGAAGTGTAGTCATCATCCAGCACAGTGTCATACGCCGTCGGCGCGAACACCATGTACGGACCATAGTAGCCGGCATCGATCAGGGCCTGCTTCATATTCAGCAAGTCAGTTTTCGGTGCGGCACCAGAGGCATCCCAAGGAGCCGTCAAGCTGCCGGCATTGGCAGACGGGAAGTCTACCAGTCCGTAGATCACCTTGTCGGCGAACTGGAACGAATCCAGACCATTGCACGCAATATCCTCAACCTTCTCTGCAACCTTACGGCCAGCAGCGGAGGCATAACTCGTGTCCAGGTTACGGCCATTGTTGCGGGCCGCCTGAATCATACGTGCATTCAAGGAATACGATTTGTGAACGATGGGCAGAGGGAGTCCCCTCAACTCATAGTTCAGGCGATCGTCGTCGCCCTTGGTAACCGCATCCATATCAACATCGGCATCATCCATGTCACTCACGTCTTCGTATTCGTAGATCGTTGTTCCGAGACCACCGGTCAGCGGAATCACCAAGCCACGAGAGCGAAGAGCTGCGACAACACGTAAACGCTGCTGCACTGCTTCAACGATAGCCGTATCGTACTGCTTCCATTCATCCTTCCGAAGAAGATCATTGGTACGCAGACCCGACGGATCCATGTTGCAAGCGAGCAGCTTGGTCGCGACATCGCCATGAGCCTTGCCATTGATGATGGCGTCCATTCTTGCTTTGCTCATTTTTTCTTTCCTTCCTGTAGTTAGTTGTTAAAAGCCTTACACCGCGATGCACTTCAGCAGGCGGGTAGATTCCGCACCACTGGAGCTACTCAGATCGAGTGCTTCTTCTGCGATTGCTACGATCTGCTTACCGTAAATCGTAGTCAGAGCACCAGAGCTGTCAGCCCCAAGTGTCTCTGTATCCGGTGTGTGAGGCTGTACGTCGCCGTCACCTGCGCTCTCAAGAGGATCCCCAATAGAAACACTCTCGCCGTCTTTCAACTGCAAGAGAACGCGATCGCCCGGCCGGAGGACTTCCGCCTGCAAGCGGTTGTCTGCCGAATAATCATCCGTGACCGTCTTACCCTGCAGATCATCTTCGACAGCAACGATAAGCGGAAGTACATTGCCACCAGCAGTGGAGTGCTTCTGGAACTTATCAGCGCTTGTCAACTCGACGATCTGGCCGGGTGCCACTGCTTCTGCAGCAGGCCGGTCGTAGCGAATCGGGTCGCCGTAGCGAGCGAGTACGATTTTCCTTTTAGCCATTTTCTTTCTCTCCTTTCAAAGAGTTGTTGTGATTAGCCGTCCTGCCGGTCGTAGTTGACTTCCGGCATATCAGGGACGTCTTCATCTTCTTCGTTCGTCTCCGGCTCTGCGGGAGCTTGGGCGGTGTGATCCACCGTCTCACCCGAAAGTGCCAAGAGATTCTCCAGCTCGCCCAACTTCTTGGCCTGAAGTTGCTGCTTGCTGAAACGACACGCTTCGTTCTTGGTCAGGACGTCAACGATGGCATCCTTACGGGCCTGCAACGAGCGCTGTCCTTCTTCGAGGACTTCACGAATCTCCTCAGGAGCGTTCGCAATGAACTCTTCTGCGGACTGAGGCTTTTCTTCCTCATTCGGAGTCGGTTCCGGTTCTTCCGTTTCCTTCTCAGGGTCCGGTTCTTCCGTTTCCTTCTCAGCAAGGGCCTTGATGGGAGCATGCATCTTCTGGAGCTGCTCTTCTTCGAGACCTTCGAGGAAGCCTTTGTCCTCATCCGTCCACTGACCATTCTCGATCAGCGCTTGGATCAGTTCGGTTTTGTTCACGGTATGTTCTCCTTTCGCTTGGTTTTCTACCGTATCCTTCTCTTCTTGTCCCACGTCGTCGTCCCCTTCCTTTGGGGAATCTGAATTCATTACGGGGACGAATTCCTTTTTCTCTACGACCTCAACCGGGTCGCCCGAAAACTCTACCTTATCGTCAGCACCAACGGAGTATGCCTGCTTGTACATAGTGACGCCGTCGTTGTTTTCAACAGAGTAGATGAAATACTTGTCATAGATTTCTTTGATGAATGTATAGACATCATCAGGGTAGTTCTGGGAGAGGATAGCATAGATACTGTCCTGGATATCCCAGTGGCTTAACTCATGGATAGTCAAGCCACACTTACGGGCGATCTTGTGTGTCAGCCTCTGGAGGAAATTGACCGACGGGATAGACTTATCGCCACTTTTATCCCTGTTAAGCCTCGGCATGCCAGCGCCATCATCCCAACTGCATGCACCCACACTACCAGGGAGGAGAGCCAAATGGTCAGGCCGGTAGTTCCTTGCAATAGCAACATACTCTTCACCGTTCCACTGTGCACCATCTTCTACGGCTTCATTCTCGGTAAAGAGGCCGGTGGACACTTCGATGGGTTCATCCTGGATCAACATAGCCATACACTCAGGACTGATCTTGGACAGCTTATCCTTGCGCAACCATGCTTCGGCTTTCAACTTTCGCTGGTCCGGATCCCAGTTTGCCTTGAACAAGGTCCCGACCGTCTGCTTCTCGAAAAGATCAGGACTATTTGCCGTGGTAGGATTCCCCTGGGCATCTTCCGGATGGAAAATCACAACCGGACGGCCATTCCATGCGTCGGTAAATGTAGCAAGTTCATCGGGCGGATAGTAAAGATTGTTGTGAACACCCTCGCATATCAGCACCGTAGGAACTACAAGATGGGCATGGCCGTCAAGCATCTCCTCACGGATGAAGCTCGCCATGTTGTGGCGAAGTTTTTTCAGATCACTCATTACGCTATCTCCTTTTTCTGTTTCTTGGTCCAATCGATCTCATCAAAATTCTTCCTGCCGGTGTCGGACAGAAGGGGACTTCTAGACTCTGCACGGTTACGAGCAATCTCATTCAAGTCGCCGGGATTCTGTTTCTTGCGCTTACCTAGTCCTTTGCTGATGTAAACCATTAGGCTTCCTCCACTTCTCTTTCCATCACTTCAGTGGCTCTTGCCATAGATCCAGAAATCCCTCTTGGAATAGCTTTCAAAAAAGCAAGTTTGTCATTTGGATACAGAGCTCGACCATCGGGAAGTTGAATGCCATAGGCTTTCCAATAACGAACAAGAAGGCTAGCGGATCCATTGAAAGACATCTTGTCTCCTCTCAAAGAGACTTCTCCAATTACCTTCTGCTGCCCGTTCTTCAAGGTCTTCAATATCTGTACATATTGTTCCTTCATAAGATAGTTCCTTTCTCAAAGGACTCGACAATAACCCTGAACTCTTCGAACACAGGTTTAATACGTTCTGGAACGGTCGAATCAAAACCAGAAGAATATAGTCTGAAAGCATCATAGCCGTCTTCGTCCTGCAACGCCCGAACCAGAAGCTGACGACGAGCTTCTAAAGTATTTTTTGTAACCTCGTTCACACCTAATTTGGACATCTCTGGACCATTGAAAAACTTCTCCACATCCAAATCTTGCAACGTCTTCAACCAGCGACTTCTCATGTACTCAAAGTCATCCGGAAGAGTGGCAAGGAAATCGCTACGCATGTGTGCTTTTATCAAGTTACTAGAAAAACAATAGCCATTATCAATCAATTTCAAAACAGACTCTTTACCCTTGGTTGAAACCATCCAATTATACGAATGTCGATCTCCGGCACCCGTCAGATAATCAAACACAAAAGTATCGGCGCCCTGTTTGGAGTCGATGAGATTATCTACAAAATCCCAAGGCAACTTGCCATTTGCAGCAGCATCTGCAGCGGGAACATAATCATCAAGATACTGCTGTATTGAAACATTGCCATAGTCTTTCAAACCTCTTCGATAAACAGTACGTGGAACTTTGTTCAGACCAATCTCTTGATCAAATAAATAAGCAGCACGCTCTCTTTGAGCCGCTGTGAACTCTGGATTCTCAAGTAAAGCGGGGTGCTTGTATTCTCCAGACTCCTTCTTGAGAACTCCTGTAACCTTCTTGTCCCCTTTTTTCAAACGAACTAATTGAGCATCATTCACACCCCCACCAAGATTAGATGATTCTGTTACAGTTCCAGTTCCAAAAGCAACCTCATCTGTAATGGGAACAGAAGGCACAGCGTCCGGCTTTGCCGGCAGACAGACACAACGACAGTTTGGATGAACAGGAATAAGGCCGCGAGCTTCCTTCAATGAAAATATCTGACCCTCTAACTCCATGCACTGAGAACAGACGCGGTCATCAAGAGCAGTAGCAAACTCGGCCAATACTGTAACACCCTCTGCCCCTGCCTGCTCATAAGTATTTATGGTAGCGACATGATGAGCACGTACGATTTCTGTTCTTGCAAGCGTTCTGGCCCTCTTGATCTCCAAACCAACCGCTTTGTTCATCGCACGGGCGATCTTCTTAGGATTATCACCATCAATAAGACCCTGTGAAAGAACACGGGTGATGGCGGTTTCTGTTCGACGCGTCACACTCTTGACCCCATCCCAAGTACGAGTGTAGAGATTGGCTACAGTGTCCATATGAATAGGGGCATTAAATGGAGACTGGAATGGACCATCAGACACCTCACCTATGCCAGCGATCTCTAATTCGGTCTCCGCTCGAATCATCCCCTTCTTATAGCTGGACTCGATATATTGATCAGTCCAGCGGACAGCACCACCAGAGGACCCTTGAACAACACCAAGAGGCGCGTCCGGCTTGGCCATCTCATCTTCCAACCATTTTTGGAAGTCCTCTATCTTCTGATCGCTTGTGGTGAAGCCGGCGAAGGCACGGGGAGGGAGAGCCTCGTTCGCTGTAAGTGTATTGGTCGAGTGTGACTCGCTCAATCCCCGTAACGCCGGCATTGGATCTCTCAACCCAAAGCAATCGTTTTCTATGACACTCTTGTTGATCAACCCTTTAATCAATCTGAAACGCTTGTACATTTCGGCGGACATTTTTCTACGTAACATAGTCGTGCGGGTTGGGTCGGCCCTTCCGGTGGTGCTCCCGTTCGTTGCCAAGGAGGAAGCGGTGAGAGAGCGAAGACCTCCCTGCCTCACGCTTTTTTGGAGCACACTGAGCCGACCCAACCCCATCCGGGTGGAGGTACATACAGCACAGGTATGTTGCACGATGGTCATTCAGCTTCTTCCTCTTCGATGTCAATTTCTTCTTCGGGCTCTTCCAGTCCAGCGGCTTCTGCCTCTTCGCGTTCCTGTTCCAGGTACTCCTCAACAGACTTCATCATTTCCTGAACACGTTCGCTGTCCCATCCAAGCAAATCAGTAAGGAAGTATTCAGGAGGAACGATCTGGTCAGCTCCGGACTTGATATATTCAGCAAGGGCCTTGGTCACATTGAGTACGATCTCGCTAGTCTCTTTCTCATTGCTCTCGATGAGTGGAGGCCATTCAAGACGGTAATCATAATCGCCGTCAAGGGCATCATCGACAGAAGCAGGAGCTGTGATGGCACCGACTGAGATCAACCTATCGATGAATGCTCTTACAATAACAGCCTCGGCGAAATTCTCCCTGCGTTCAGCCACCCTGTCATACCAAGCCTGTTGGTCCTGTGAACTAGCCAGCTCCCCCCGCTCACTACCAAGAAGAATACGAACAGGTATCTTGGACTGGGCCGAGATCAACTTCATCTGGATATCAAAATGCTCTTTGGGATTGGCTACCTGAGGAGATAATGGCTTGGCAGTAACCCCTTCCAGTTTCAGGAAGCGAGACAGGCCATGGATGTAGTTTTCAATCTCGTCATCGATGGCGTCAGAGGTCTGATCAAATTCGTACTCGGGATCTTTCTCGAAAGAATAGCCCGGGAAGCCACCACGCCAGAACATCTCACCAGAACCGCCGGCAATCTTCTGGACATCATAGAGGTTATTGAAAATCTTCTGGAGTCGGGGTGTACCATAAACATCGGACTCCTCAAGCTCCTCTGCTACGTGAATGACCCTCTTCCAATGGACCAGGTGTGTCCGCGAAGAGGCTCCTTCTGAATCAGCCATCTGCACCTGGACCTTCAACTTGTAAATCTCTGGAAGGCCATAACGAGGATCTGACGGGTCATTAACCGTCGAATGGATTGTGGCGTTCGTCTGAGAATAAGGCTTCACATACAGAAGCTGGGAAACACCCGAGGGTTCATTCTGCATGTCCTCCGGCTTTTTGACATCATTAAACCCAAGGAACAAGACACCGTATTCACCGATACCGGAAATAATATCTAAGCGACGGAAGTAATGACGCAGCTTGAGCCTCTTGACATACAGTTTCCATTCTTTTTCAAAGTCAGTGAAGTTGTTCTCATCTTCGTCATCAATAACCTCTGGCATGCCCTTCCATGTAGCATCAGGGTAAGCCTTAACTATCCGGTCAGCGATACCCATGCGTTTGAACTTTTTCTCGAAGTCCTGGAATGTCAGAACCTCCTTGTAGCCACAAGACTCATAGATATTACGATCACCACCGAATTGATCGCCAAGGCCGGCAGCAAGAGCGGACCGGCTGACCATAGCAGAAGAGAGAACGCGAAGAAGACCGTCGGTCGCTTTTCTTTGGTTACCTGATATCTTCTTCTTAACGGTTATTTTCTTCTTTGCTTTTGCCATCGTTTTGATCTCCTACCAAGTGCCATCCAGCACTTTCTTCCCAAGGGCTATTTTATTGAATGCTCCTGCCGATGCATCGACCATGTCCTTGTAATCAGAAAGAGGAAAGTCATGGAGCTGGTCAATGAAATCGCCGGTCCAATCCCGTATAAGAACATATACGTTACCGGCTTCAACTTGGATTGCAAAGGGCTCAGCCCTACGCACCTTGTCACCCTGGCCACTGACTTTGTCGGCCTTGACTTTGAAACCAGCCAGATCCTTGATACTGAACTCAGCAGATTCTTTACCACCGGAGCCGGGTTCCTGCTCTAACCAGATTGTCAAACCGTCATACCCTTTTGCCTCATCAGCTTGAGCAACGGCCTTTATGATCTTGTTACGTTTGCCATACGACCATTGGCCCTGCCTGATGTTCTCTATGACATAGGAACCGTCCTTCATTCGGTGCATCAACACCCCGGCCGTATAACAACCACCGCCCTCTGTAGCGGCCTTATCCCAGTAACGAGCAGACTTTTCAATCTTAGTGCGATCAAACTCGTGGATCTGTTTGATGTTCTCTACCTTGAACATTCCACCTTCGCGAGGAGTGGGTTCCTGGTCCAACTGAGCAGCAGTTCCGTAAGAACCCAGCTTCTTCTTCCACGTGGCCATAGTCTTCTTGGTAAATCGGCCGGGCATCAGAAGTTCGTTGGGTTTCGTCCTCGGGTCCTTGACATCCAAAGGTGATTTGATTATGGAACTCTTCTTGTACTCGGCGGGTAGCTTGATGATGCACCAGTCATCATCGCCTTCGTTTTCCAAGACGTGACCAAACAGATCCTGATGATGTGAACGCTGACCGATCAACACATATGCTCCGGTGTTAGGGTCATTCAAGCGGGTACTGAGGCTCTCATCCCACCACCGACAACAAGTCTGCCTTTTAATGTCACTCTCGCCCTCCATGATATTATGAGGATCGTCTACGGTGATTATATCGCCACCTTCTCCCGTTGCTACTCCTCCAATGGAAGTAGCCAACCTGTAACCGCCCCTATTGTTTTCATACCGGATCTTAGTGTTCTGATCGGAGGTGAGTTCAAAGAAAGGAGTACCGTCTGCAGTGATCTGTCGAATAAGCGCTTGGTATTCTTCGGACTGAATGAGACGCCGGGTTTTGACACTATCACGTACGGCAAGGTTGTGGGCATAAGAGGCGCTGAGGAATTGAATTGCCGGTTCATGAACCCAAGCCCATGCTGGAAAGAACACACCACACGAAAGACTCTTCATGTGGCGAGGTGGGATGTTGATCATAAGATAGCGGATGTATCCCTGGAAGACCGCCATGAGATGATCTGCCATACAATCAATATGCCAATTGCTTACAAAGCTTCTAGTTTCTACCGTGCCCCAAAAGTGGCGAATGAAGTCGCCCAGCGACCGGCGAGCTATCTCGCGTCGCAGTATTTTGGGGTTCGGGAGATGAGGTAGCTTCGTCGCCGATGGCTTCTTCAAGCATGTCTGCGAGTTGCTCAAGTTTCTTCTTCCCTATCTTACTCAACTTACTGATGTCAAATTCATGTGAATGGCTATGATCCATTTTGCCAACGATAGTCTGGATGTTTTTCCAACGATCCGGATTTCGATTGCACAACCAGAAGATCATAGCGGTAACGTTTGGAGCCATGTGCTTCCTCATTGTGATGATCTTGTCTGCAGGGACTCTGACTAGATTTGCTCCTCTACCTTGGCGAAGCTCAATCTGCTCGGTCTTGGTTTCGGTGTACCAATATCCAAGAGCGCGTTTGAGGAGTCCTTGTTCAACCCTGCCGTTGTCGAAATCTTCTCTACCGGCTTTTTTAGCTTCCAATAAATCAGGGTGTTCTTGCATCCATTTGTTTAGGGTCTGAACAGAGATATCAAGAATTTCAGCGACCTCTTCATTACCACACCCCCGCCTGTACAGCTTGCCAATCACCGATACATGATAGGCAGGATCGTACTCAATAGGAGGACGTCCCCGTCCAGCACTCATCTTGCTTTTCTTCTTTACCGTTACCTTTGCCATAACGCTTTGCAATATATGGACCACAGCCAAAGAGGATAAGAAGGAATTGATATTCGATTCCAAAAAATACTGATATATGTGTGTTTTCTGCATGTAAAAAATACTTAAAAAACTTTAAGTTTTACCTTTACCTCTACCCAGCCCGGAGGTAGTATATAAGTAGGTTCTTTGATAAATAGGAAGGCGGTTATGAGACACCCTCCTCAAAACACCAGACAGGGGCAGCCTCCTGAGAGAGCCGAGACCTCCTGATCAGACCCATAGGTTGTGGTGTTAGAGATGAAGTTGAGGACGGGGTGATCGAAGTGGATTAAGAAGAGCACCAATCGAGCGTGTACTTGCCACGGAGACACTTGATAGGAACGACGGTAGACTTCATCGAAATCCTGATGGGTGGGGGTGAGCGTGTTGCTTCAATGTAACACGCTCCTCTCATTAAAGGACAAGCTGAGTCCAAAGTCTCAGCACAAGCAACATAAGGAGAGAGAAGATGAAAAGGCCTTTTCAAGAGGTAGAAGCTTGCTGGGAGCACACGGAAAAAGAAGAGGAGGAAGAATAATGTATATCGGAACAATAAGCCAAAGCGAGATAGAAAAATTGGCTAATGAAATCAAAAACGAAATCATAGCCATGGACGGAAAGCCGAATAAGGAATGGCGGCTTAGTATCTCGGCGAATGGAAATGTCAGAGTACAGGTTGTCTTTCAAGATTTCGTAGGAATGGAAGATATCCACGAAAAGTATCTGTAGACTATACTAAATCGAAAGAGGAGGGCTTCACCCTCCTCTCATACTAACGTGGTGGTTAGTATCTGATGAGAAGCCAACATAAGGAGAGAGAAGATGAGAATGAAGAAAACAATGAAAGAAATCAAAGAACAACTACTGAACCATAAACGTGAACTCGAATCTATACATGGACCATTAGGACCTCCACTGAAAAGAATAGTTGCTGTTGGAAACATGGGGCCTCCTGTTTATCAATGGTGGGATGGTGGATCCAAGAGTCTGAAGCGCTTCGTTGAAAAACACCATGCAGATAAGAGCATTTCCAAAATTGTGGTTCAATACATTTACATTCCATATAGCTCCGCTCACAGCGAGGTTGTGGTCTGGGAACGATGATTCTGCAAAACATCGGTCAACAATTCTTTTGAACTTTTTTCAACACTGCTATAGCTGAACGTTTTTTTGAAGTAAGGCTCTGAAAGTGGGATATGACGAATTTTCAAAAACTCGATTTGGTATAATAGTAGTAGTGAGTTGGAATTGATCCGACTACAGACAAAGGAGAGAGCAGATGAAGTGGTATCGTACTGAATGGAATCAGCAGGTCAGGAAAAGAAAGGGATCTGATGCCGGCAAGATGGTGCGGGAAAGAAAGTGCTACGAAACGAAAAGTCTCACGGACTTACATGCAACCATCCGAAGTCGGCACCCAGGAGCCAGGACACTGATGCTGGATGACAGCATCGAGTGGCCGTTCGGAACATATGCTGAAATCATAGCAAGGAGCTGACATGGGACACTATAAAGAAGAAGAAAGAATCTGGTTTGAAGCATACAGCATCTGGATAAGTGAAGCAGAGGCAGTCCGCATAATCCAAAAGTTGGACAGATGGACCGGCATGGAAACAACCTGCAAATTCAGAAGTAGCTTCGGTGGTGTCGCATATCCCTGGAGGAAGACGATTATGCTTCCATCCAAGACCCTGACAGTTGGACTACTGCTACACGAGTACGCTCATATAGCTCATTACTGCCCCGATGTGTTTACCGACATACCAAGACTGACAAGGAGAGATAGAAAGGGCCGTAAAGTCAAACCACATGGTGTTGAGTTTGACACGGTCTTGATGCGCATCCACCACTACGGCAAGCGGAAGAACTATTGGAGAAAAAGAAAGGTGAGGGTACGGAAAATAAAATGAAGACATCAAAGCTACCAAAGAAATTAGAACGAGGACAATACATCATTTCGAAAACGGGGATCGTGGCTAAAGTCATGATCTCATTAAGAAGAGAATACCGAGTCTTCAACAAGCAAAATTCCAAAGTGGGTTTCAAGATGCGAGGCAATGCCAGACAAGCTCGGGCAAGACTGCAAGATGAATATGGGATCAACTACTACAACAAGAAAAGCAGAAAGGGATGGAAGATACAGAGCAGAACTCTGTATCGTCTGCAATACTTGCCAAACGAATATCATCCCAAACAGAGCATGAAGAGCCACACCCAATTCACCAGAGCAGACCTTATCAAATCTGGATGTCGATTGATTGTGGTAGAAGAAAAGACCCCAAAACGGAAAATCAAAGTCAAATCGAAGAAGCGGAAAATCAAAGTCAAATCGAAGAAGCGGAAGATCAAAGTCAAGAAAAGGGGATCCAAATGAACAATGAACTGGCAAATCAAGTCCAAGCGATATACAATATCGTAAACCTAGAACCCATTGTGAGCCATGACCAATTGGAACAAACCATAGCCTGTGCGAGCATAAATGACATCGCCAATATGGGGCTTATGGGATTCCTTTGGTTCTCAAAACATATGTCCTGGGAACAAGAAATCCGACTCGAACACATAATGAAGTATCTCAATATGGAAATCTCCTTCAAGGAGTATCGGCAATTCGCCGGCAGGTGGATTGAAGATCAAGACGAAGGGGAAGAAGGAGCGCTACCATGTGTGTCCTACTAATAGTGGTGCTGGCAATATGGCTGTCCTTCATAGCAGTCATACTGGGAGAGCTTATTTGGGAAGTGATCAAGATTACAAAAACAGGAGAGAGAAGAAATGAGGACAAAAGACAAAGTCGAAGAAATCAAAAAACGAATTGATGAAGAGGATGGCTTTGCTATTGCCGCCCTGTTGGAGGTTTACTCCTATCAGACTAACGATGAGCAACAAGCCCACCACACGATTGAACAGAACGGAAGAGGATTCAATAGTACTGATGCAGCAATCCTCAGTTCAATTGCCGAGCAGTATATAAAACGGCAAAGTGTCTCGGAACGGCAACTCGCTGTTGTTAAAAAGTGCCTGAAGAAGTACCACGGCCAGATCCCGAGCACCTTAAGTCCTGTCAACGCAACTATAGGGCGGGGCAAAAAGAAAGATGAATCAAAACTCGGCAAGATGGCTGGTATCGTCAATGGGAAAATCAAAATCATCTTCCCTTACGATACAGAAACAGTTGCTGGAGTAAAGAACAGGATCGCAGGCCGGCGATTCAAAAAGGAAGGAAAGAAGGCATGGTGGGAAGCACCTTTGAGCGTACCCAACACAGAAGCCCTTATCGATATGGGCTTCGAAATCAAAGGCAAGCTCAAGCGCTGGTATGATGAACAGACTAGTGCACCAGATCCTGTAGATATAGATGGACTGTATGACTTCCAGAAGCTGGGCGTTGGTTTCATTGAATCCAGGAACGGAAGAGCCTTAATAGCCGATGAGATGGGGCTAGGGAAGACCGTTCAAGCCCTTGGCTACTGTAAGACCCATCCAGAAAAAAGAACGCCGTCAGAGCCTTGTTTAGTGGTGTGTCCGGCATCGGTTAAACTGAACTGGGCGAAAGAAGCTAGAAAGTGGATTCCAGATGCCGAGGTAGAAGTTCTGAATGGACGTACCCCATATGAAACCGAAGGATCGATCCTCGTGATTAACTACGACATCATGAGCGGATGGATTGAGAAGTTCCAAAGAATGAAAATCGGGATGGTAATCCTGGATGAGTGTCACTACATCAAGAATGTCAAAGCAAAGCGAACGAAAGCATGTCTTACCCTATGTGAGCACTCTGACTCAGTCGTGTGCCTGTCGGGAACCCCAATAACGAACCGCCCAGTGGAATTTTATACAGCACTGCGGGCAATCGACAAAAGGGCATTCCCCTCATTCTGGCAATATGCCAAACGCTTCTGTGGAGCGACGAGAGGCAGGTTTGGGTGGGACTTCAGTGGAGCAACTCACACAGATGAACTCCACAGCCTGCTTACCAAGACGTTGATGATACGAAGACTCAAGGAAGATGTACTGACCGATCTTCCAGCAAAGCAACGATCAGTTGTACCAATGGAATTGAGTAAGCAAGGAAAAGCAACATATGAAAAAATCATGTGTGACTTTGAGGGCTGGCTCGAGGAGCAGGGAAAGACACCGGAAGAGATTGAACGTACAGCAGCAGCAGAAGCACTGACAAAAATAGAGAAGCTGAAACAGGCTGCAGTAGAAGCAAAGATGAAATCCTGTATTGAATGGATCCAGGATGAAATCGATGCCGGCGAAAAGCTGGTAGTCTTCGCAACACATATCAAGACTCTTGATGAACTGGAGAAAAAGTTTGAAGGAAAAACAGTTCGTCTGGATGGATCCACTGCTCAAAACAAACGGCAGGAAGTTGTGGACAAATTCCAAAACGATTCCAGCATTCGCCTCTTCCTTGGAAACGTCAAAGCAGCCGGTGTAGGAATTACGCTAACCGCAGCGAGCAATGTGGTTTTCGTAGAGCTTGGCTGGACTCCAGGAGAGCATATTCAAGCGGAAGATCGAATTCATAGAATCGGACAGGAAGCCGACAGTGTCATGGCCTACTACCTAGTAGCTGATGAAACTATCGAGGGAGATATTGCTGAGATGCTGAATGAGAAACAAAAGGTCCTGGATTCCGTACTCGACGGAAAAGGTGGAGAGGCCAGCACTGTGTTGGTTGACTTGCTGGGATCATTAATAAAGAAGGAGAAGGGATCAACCTGACACGGAGGAAATCATGAAAGAAGCATTCGTACCATGCAAGAAATTCTCTGACAAGAGCATAGCCGTTTTACACCACGCGAATGAAATCGTGCAGGAGTATATGGCTCAAGGATACCAACTCACACTACGCCAACTCTACTACCAGTTCGTGGCGCGAGGTTTATTTGAGAACGACGGCCGGAACTACGGTATGCTAGGCCGACTTCTCAATGATGGGCGTATGATGGGTTTAATTGACTGGAAAGCTATCGTAGACAGAACAAGGTTCGCCCGTATGAACGCCCACTGGCCTGATGCCGCTTCTATCGTGCGTGACGCAGCCCGTCAGTTCAAACTGGATAGGTGGGAAAACCAAGACCATTACGTGGAAGTGTGGGTCGAAAAGGATGCTCTCATTGATGTAGTCAAGACGGCCTGTACGCCGCTGGATGTGACATGCCTTTCCTGCCGAGGGTACATGTCCGTGAGCTCTGTATATGAAGCGTCCAAGAGATATCTATTTGCGGGGGATGAAGGCAAATGCTTGTGGCTTTTTCACCTCGGTGACCATGACCCAAGCGGAATAGATATGACCCGCGATATCCGAGATAGGCTTGAACAGTTTATCGGAAGCTCTGTCTATGTTAAACGGTTAGGGCTTAACATGGATCAGGTCGAGAAGTACTCACCACCGCCGAACCCGACTAAACTCAAGGACACTCGTGCGGAAAACTATGTCAGCCGTTTCGGAAAGACGAGCTGGGAGTTAGATGCTCTTGAACCCAAAGTGCTGGTCAAGTTAATCAAAGACGCCGTGGAAAAACTGATCGACTGGAATGAATGGGAAGAGCGTGAAAAAGAAGAAGAACTGAGTAAGCAAAAACTGTTGGACTTCAGCGAGTCGCTGTAACAACAAGAAAACCAAAATAAGGAGGAAGAATAATGGAGATCAAAGAAGTATTAAGAATGTTGGAACAGATGGAAAAGGACATCAAATCTGGAGATGTGATGGAGATGATGATCAGTGCCAGGGTAGTCTTAGAAGCAGAACCAGGAATGCGTACATATCTGTTTTCTGTAAACCCAGAAGTAGCAAACGTGCTGGCAATTCTTGCCATTGGCTATCTGTACAAAGTTCTTCCAAAGAACCTGTTTGTTAATATCTTTGACAAACAGAAACAGGAAAAATACTCAATGAAAAAAATCAAAGAAATGGGGCTCGGTAAACTATTCGGACTAGACGATGAGAAGGGTGGTCTCGGATGAGTGGAATCAGTGGTGCCATTATGGCCAAGGTGAACAAGATGGAAAAGGAGCTAGAAGAAATCCGACTCCTTTCCAAACGAGTTGAACAGCTTGAACTCAAGCTCCAAATGAAAAAAGGAGATGAAAAAGATGAAAACTGAAACAAACTTCGCAGTGGAGAAATTCCCGGTGAACCTGCGTCAAAGATACAAAGCAGCGTGCATCAAAAAAGGGGTCACGATGAGAAATCAACTCATAGCCCTGATTGAGATATGGGTCAATCATCAAGAAAGCAAAAGCATCGACGCAGCTATAAAAAACAGACAGGAGATGAGAGGATGAAGATCAGACTATCTAAAGCAAAGACAGAACAACTATGGGATCAATATCAAAACATGGTCTATGAAAGAATCTGGTCATGGAATCGGACAACGGGCTTCGATGTGTCTGAATTAGAAAGTGAAGCCTATGTCCTATTCATGCGAGCTATCACCAAGTGGGATCGCAAAAGAAACTTTGGGACATTTCTGACAACCGTCCTGAATAATGGATTTCTCTTCATGATCAAAAAGGCCATCGAAAAAACTCCCATAGCTACAGATCCGTCCTGCTTGGAATTCATGGCCACTGTCCCTCCGGAACAATGCATCCCTTCTGCACAAGAAATATGGATGCAGATTGAGATTCATCTTCATGATGATCCGGTCAGCAGGAACCTCGTTGAAGCCTTGATCAAAGATCCCAAAAGCCTTGGGCTGGACGGTACTGAATCCTCCGTAGAAGCCAGGGTCAAGCTTCGAAATGGTTTGGAAGCTAAGGGCTTAAAAAGGACGGACTGGTACAGGATAAGACGACTCCTTTCAAAAATAATTGCAAAAATTCCGGAAGGGGTTGGTGGCGTATGTGTATAATATATTGGAAGCATGCGACAAAGATTCAACTTCAAACTGATGTGTCAGGCCCTGGGTTTGCCGACAGCTCCTGCAGGGCACAAGCACCATCAAAACGGATGGGTGGGCATTCCCTGCCCATTCTGTTCTGGGCAGCATGAAGGATTCCATCTTGGCTTCAATGAGCAGAAGCAGTTCTTCAATTGCTATCGATGTGGTTTCCATAAAACTCTGGACGTCATCTCTGCACTAACAGGAGCAGGGACGAGTGAGGCAAAAAAGCTCCTCCGCAAATACAGCGGAGGAGCTTTTTCTATGTCCAGCCCTACTCGGATAGAACGCAAACATAAGGAAAGGATCTCGATCGTTAAAAGAGGTGTTTCCTTCCCGCCAGGAACTAATCGCATGCTTCCAAGGCACAAACGCTATCTGGCGTCCAGAGACTTTGATCCAGAAAAACTAGAAAAAGAATGGGGCCTCATGGGAACTGGACCAATGGGTCCTTATGCTTTGAGAATAATTGCTCCCATCACTTACAAAAGACGTAGAGTATCCTACCAAGGAAGAGACATAACCAACAGAAGCAAACTAAGATACAAAGCCTGCCCAAAGAAGTCAGAAATAGTAGAACATCAATTCCTTCTGTATGGATATGATGAAGCCAAAGCATCAAACAAAGTTGTCATAACAGAAGGCATAACAGACGTTTGGAGATTTGGATATGGAGCGGTAGCTACATTTGGGCAAACGATCACAGCAGAGCAGTTTGATCTAATGCTTGAATGGGATGAGTTGTTCATCATGTTTGATGAGGATGCACAAGATCCAGAAGCTATTGGAAGCAAGCTGGCTCTGCGTGGGAAGAAAGTGGAATGGATAACAGACCTCGGTGTAGATGATCCTGCTCTAGTATCAGATAAAAACGCAGAGGCATTTATGAGGGAAATAGGGATACGATGAGTAAAAGAAAAAACAGAATCACAGTCAGGAAGAAAGGACAAAGGAACAGAATAAAGGAGAAGGATCGTCGACAAACTCCCATAACAATTCCCTATGAAGCTGTCCGTAGAATCCTATCAGAAGGTGAGCCAGAAAAAGAGATGGACAGAGGGCACGCATGGTTGATCTATGCTTTGTATCTGTCTGTGAATAGATGGGAAGACAAAGAACATATCACCATTAAAAAGGCAGCGGACATTCTTGGAATTGGTGAACGAGGAGTCCGCAGGGCCAAAGCCTTTTTACTTGAACTTGATCTTATAGAAGAAACCATAATAAGAGATGAAGTTTCAGGTAAAGTGATGGGTCATGAAATTGTGGTGATCAAACCGTCCACCCTAGTCAATTGCCACACGCTGGTTTTTGACAAGGGTGGGTTATATATAAAGAAGAGGAATTCTTATTCCTCTTCTTCTATTAACGGAGATAAGTATATACCCACAACTCCCAAATCTGCAGAACCATCCAAGAAGTCCAAATCAAGAAAAAAGAAGCTGCCAAGAAAGTACAAAGACCTTGTTGATTGGTTCCATTCAGAGCAATTAAAAAATCATCCAAAATTAAAACATCTGCAAAATCCATCCAAGGCAAAAGTACGAGCCGCTGCTGAAACAATAGATAAGTTAGTGAGGATAGATGGTTTTGATTTTGAAGATGTTGTCAGGCCTGCCATTGAATATGCAACAACAGATTCATTTTGGAAAAACAATGTACGCTCCTTGGCCTCATTGCGAACCAAATCTAAAAGAAATGGAGAGTCTAAGTTTGTGAACATTTTATATTCAATGGGTTCACATGAAAACAAACAGCAACCCATAGAAGCCACAAAGACAGAAAAGGTTATGTTTGATACTCTACGATGTTGGTGGTCCGAAGTCATGGATGAAGAATTGGAATCAAAAAATGGCTTCACTGTAATTGCACCCATGTACGCTTTTTGGAAACAACTACCAGGTGATAGTAAGTCATCCAGTATTCATAAAGGCAAGGCCAAATACTTTTGGAAAACTCCTATGTTGTTATTGATTGATTATCTCAAATATGTTGAAAAACGAACATGGCCTGAAATGAGCCCCTCAGCTATCAAGCCAGAAACCAGAATGTGGAATAGGTTTTTGAGAGAGAAGGAACAAGACTTCGATCTGCCACTAAGAAACAGAAAGAGTGCATAACGTGAAGAGGAAACAGATAGATGGTTCACTGTCGCGCAGGATCTTACAAGCGGCTATTTGGAATGATGGCTATTTGAAATTGGTTTCTGAGATTTATCGAGATGGAAGTATGTCTGATACGTCTGCAGATGCTCTTATGCGATGGTGTATTCAGCACTACAAAGAATATATGAGAGCTCCAGGAAAGGCAGTTGAGGATCTGTTTGATTTTGACATGGTTTCTGGTCCTCAAAAGAAGGAACTCACATCTTTGGTTCAGTCTATAATTGAAGAGCATGATGAGCCGCATGCCGATCTGAATATCAAATACCTAATGAAGAGATCGGCAGAGCTTTTCAGAAGGAACAGACTCAAGAAAACAAGAGACTTGATCGACGCTGGACTTGAAGATGGAAACATCGATGTTGCTGAAAATGCGGTGGATGCGCATCGATCAACAGAAATAGAAGTCACTACTCCTCCCATCGATTTGTATGTAGAAGAAGAAGCTCTGAAAGAAGCTTTTGAAGCTGCTCAAGATCCTTTGTTTGAATTTCCTGGACCTTTAGGTGACTTGATAAATGATGAATTCATGCGTGGTAACTTTCTGGCTTTCATGGGGCCGGAAAAAAGAGGCAAGACATGGTGGCTTCAAGAGATTGGTTTTCAAGCGTACAAGCAAAGAAGGAATGTTGCTTTCTTTGGTGCCGGCGATATGTCCGCTAGACAGATGCGCATGCGTGGAGCCATTCGTCTATGTGGCAAATCTCATAAGGAGCGATATTGTGGTGAACTTCTCATTCCGGTATTGGACTGTAAACGTAACAGGACGGGAGATTGCCCCCGTAGCAAAAACAGATCCAGTATATATGTAGAAGATGAAGATGGAGAAGAAACAGAATTAACATGGGAAGAGGCACCGGAGGACTACTCTCCATGTGCTCGGTGTAGAAGGAACAAGAATTTTGAAGGTGCTGTTTGGTACAAAAAAAGAAATCCGGTCAAACCACTAACTCGCAGGCAAGCTATCCGAGCCAGTAGAAGATTTCAATTTGCAGTCAGGGGCGTGCGTCATCTAACAGAATGCTACCCAAATGATTCTTTGTCAGCGGTCGATATTGAGACAAGGCTGGACTCATGGGAATATAGATATGGATTTGTGCCTGACGTGGTGATCGTGGATTACGCCGACATTCTAGCTCCTATCGATAGAAGCATGCAATACAGGCATCAACAAAATCAAACGTGGCAGAGACTTCGGTCGATAGGACAGAAAAGAGATTGTCTGGTCGTAACAGCCACTCAAGCCGATGCAGGATCTTACGGCAAGGGCAGACTCGGCTTGTCCAATTTTTCGGACGACAAACGCAAGTATGGGCATGTGACGGGCATGCTCGCATTGAATCAAACAGAGCAGGAAAAGATTGCTGGTCTTATGCGTTTGGGTTGGCTGGTACGAAGAGAGGATGATTTTGCAGTTTCGAGGGAAGTGCATGTTCTGCAATGCCCTCAAATAGGAAGGCCCGTTCTGGGCAGTTATGTATAATGAGAAAGGAGATAAGAGAGATGAGAGGGTACACAATCAGGAAGACATTCAAGTTTGAGGCGGCTCATTTTCTTGAACACGCATACTCAACAGCCTGCATGTCCGTACATGGTCATTCATATGTTGTTGAGGTATTTGTAAGAGCGGATCAATTGAACAAAGATGGAATGGTGATAGATTTCGGTCAACTTAAAGACGTTGCCGGCAATCTGATAGATTCATTCGACCATGCTTTGATCATTAAGGAGTCAGAGAAAGATCATCCATTGTCCAAGGCAGAGAAGGTTGTTACCATGAAAGAAAATCCGACAGCCGAAAACATGGCCCGACACTTTTTTGAGAAGATTAGATCAAAACTGATAGATAATCGGAGTATGGATAACGAACGGCGTGGGCTGCGTCTCGTCAAAGTAAGAGTTCATGAAACCAAAACAGGATGGGCTGAATATGAAGGTTAATGAAATTTTCACATCCTTCTCTGGAGAGGTTGGTTTGTTTCCTCAGGGAACAGCGGTTCAGTTTATTCGTTTTCCAGGATGCAACTTGCGTTGTACTTTTTGCGACACTAAGCAAACTTGGGATTCTGATAATGGAAGTGAATTCAATTTGGAAGAATTGCTTGACCGTCTTGAAGCTTCCTCCTTGCGCAGAGTTGTCATAACAGGAGGTGAGCCTCTTTTACAAGGACGTCAACTTGGAGATCTGATAGAGATTCTGATTTCTGTTGGATACAAAATTCAAATCGAAACCAATGGAACCATGCTCCCTTCCGGTAAGATCCTGTGTGCCGATTGTTTTGTCTTTGACTATAAGCCATTGTCTTGTGGAATTGAGGAGCATGCTTCAATGATGTCCCCAGATATGTTTGCCAAAGCACCCAGTGGCTCTTGGATTAAAGCCCCGTACATGAACAGACATGACCTAGCACAGGCCATAATCTTCATAAAAGAAGTCCTCCAATATCGGGACCCAAGTGACTTGAATGTTGCTATTTCTCCTGTGTTTGGAAAAGACGGGTCTTTGCTTTGTGGTTTTGATCCTTTAGGGATGTTGGATTCTGCCGGTTTGCTAGAACATGTAGTGATGAATATCCAAATCCATAAAATTGGAAATTTTTCATAACTCTTGCAGGCCTTGTGAGTATAATATAGTGAACAAAGGGTGAAAGTCGAACCACAACACATAGGAGGAAGACATGGCCCCTAAGATGAATGAACTCAAAGCAGCAGCGGCGGATCTCAACACGGTTCTGAGTGAAGACCTTCAGATCGACACCGATTTGAAGAAGAAGGAACTCATTGCCGCGATCGAAGACAGCTTGGAAGAGCTGGACGAAGATTGCACCTTGCTGCAAGCAACCGTGGACACCATTGGTGAAATGGGCTACGAACTCGATGGCATTGAAGTCGTTGAAGAAAAAGAAGACGACGAGCCGGAAGAGGAAGACGACGAGGAGGAAGACGACGAGGAAGAAGACGACGAGGAAGAAGACGACGAGCCGGAAGAGAAGTCTTCCAAGAAGTCTTCCAAGAAGTCTTCCAAGAAGTCTTCCAAGAAGTCTTCCAAGAAGTCTTCCAAGAAGTCTTCCAAGAAGATCAGTGCGTACGGAGCTACGCTTGATCTCATGTGCCGGGATCCTGAGCAGAGCTTGAAACAGCTCAACGCTCGTCTGCAGAAAAAGGGCATCGACCCTGAGGCGAAGGTCAGCGCGATTCGTACAGCTCGTAACAGCGTACGGACAGTGATCAATCGTCTGCGTGAAAACGGCTGGACGGTCGAGAAATAACAGTGGCAAAACCACTGAAGTCCAAAAAAGTGCGAGTGCTGTCGGCAATACCCCGACAGCACTCTAGCACGTCCTCCAAGTTACGTTGGATTGATGAGATGTGCGAAAAACATTCACCAGATATTTTGGTGACACCTCAAGAATTCTTTGGCGGCATTGTCATGATGCCTCACAAAAAAGAATTCACAAAAGAGGAACTCTTTCCAAAACTGCGATCAATAGCTCAACAAAGAAAGTGCGCCCTGGTAGTTGGTCTTGTTCAAAAGGATGATGACGGTTTGAACAGAGAGGCTATATGGTTCCTTGAAAAAGATGGAACCCTGGTGGGGCGTTTGAACAAATTCGCTTTGCCTAAGTATGATCATGTTGTCACCAAAGGAGGGGGCGACATAGTTCCAGAAACAGACTTCTCTAACCGCTTCAAGGTTTTTGATCTAGCAGGACTTAGAGTTTCTGCTATGTTTTGTTGGGAAGTGTACAGCGATCTTTTATGGACCGGTCTTGGTCTATTAAAGCCGGACGTTGTGTTCAGTATGATCAAGTTCGGTCCAAATTCATGGCCGATAGTGAAAAAGAAAAACGGCAGATCCATGGTTGTGGACTTTGGATATGGATCATGGACTGAAGAAGGTGGCTGGATAGAACGTCTTAGAGTTGCTAGCAAATGGCAGGTCAAATGTCCTATTGTTTGCTCAACGAATACATGGAATTTGAAATCAAGATCCATGCCATTGTGTGGAACGATTTGTGAGATTCCAGGTCAAGCTGAAGAAACTCTTTGGCACCCAACCAAAGAGATGAAAATGAAAACCATTCCAGAACACATTCAAGTCGACACAATAAACCCGGCAGCGGTTCAGGCCGTTCTTCAAAATAAATGGAAGTACAAAGATGTCATAGGTGAATTCCCTCCTTTTGATGTGGGCAAGTTCACGATGATGTTGAAAATGAATCGCATAGAGGACCGCATCATATCAGGTAAGGAACAAACAGTAACAGACAAAGCAACGAGCAACAAAGGAGGATTCGACATATGAAGGTTACAGAATTTCAAGCAAAGGTAGCTGTAGAATCTCTACTGGCATTTGCAGGAGAAGATGTTAAAAGAGAAGGTTTACTTAACACTCCAAATAGAGTTGTTAAAATGTATGGAGAACTTTTCTCAGGATACCAAAAGGATCCGGCTGACATCATGACTGTGTTCGAGGATGGAGCCTGTGATGAGATGGTGGTGCTTCGTGACATCGAATTTTATTCAATGTGTGAACATCATGTCCTTCCTTTCTTTGGAAAGGCTCATATTGCATATATTCCCGATGGGAAGGTTCTTGGGATCAGTAAACTGGCCAGGTTACTTGATATCTATTCAAAGAGGATGCAAATTCAAGAACGTATTGGTCGTCAAGTTACGGATGCTTTGATGAAGTATCTAGAACCAAAGGGAGCTGCTTGTGTCATAGAAGCGCAGCATCTTTGCATGCTGTGCAGAGGTGTCATGAAGCAGAACAGCGTTATGGTCACCAGCAGCCTGTCCGGAGTCTTTCTGCACAAAGAAGGGCCCCGTGAAGAGCTCCTCAAATTGATTCATCCATGAAGATTTTTTTCGCAGGTGGAGTTCTAGTTTTGGATGAGTCCAGAGAACTCATGATGAAGCATCGACTCTTGTCCTATCACACGATAATACAACAAAAGATAGGGACCAAGTTGTGGAAATGGATTGTGGGACAATTGAGGAGTGAGCGATGAATATATGGATAGCTGGAAATACAGGAATTGAACAAAGGGAAAGCATGGTGCTGAGTTTGAAGGGGCAGCGGTTGATGTCGTACTATTTCATCGCTATCGATTTCTTCAATTGTCAGAAAATGCTTCATGTATTGGAGGAGCAGATGAAGAAGCAAAAGGATCCAGAAGTTGAATTATTTCTCGACTCAGGAGCATTTAGTGCGCACACACAAGGAGTTAAGATTGATCTGGATGAGTATATTCAATTCATCAAAGAACATGAGGACGTTATCTCTGTCTATGCTAACTTGGATGTGATTAGAGATGCTGAAGCCACCTTGGAAAATCAAACAAGAATGGAAGAAGCAGGTTTATCTCCATTGCCCTGTTTTCACATTGGAGAACCTTTGAGGTATCTGAAGAGGTACATTGATGAATATGATTACATTGCCATAGGTGGAATGCTTGCTATAGGAACAAGCTCTGACGTTGTCGCCAAAACATTGGACAGCATCTTCTCTGAATATATTTGTGATGAAAATGGGATACCGAAAGTCAAGGTTCATGGATTCGGATTGACTTCATTGAAGTTGATGTGTCGGTACCCATGGTACAGTGTGGACTCGACTTCGTGGATTGTTACTGGCCGTATGGGAAGTGTGTACGTTCCAAAGCCCTGGGCGCACGCTCTGGACGATTGTTGGAAAATCTGTGTTAGCACAAGAAGCCCAAGCAAGAAGCAGGCCGGCAAACATATCGACACACTTCCACCTGGTCAATTACAGCATGTTCTTGATTACTTTGAATCAAAGGGATTTGTTCTAGGAAAATCTAAGTTTGTCAAAAGAAAGGCTGGTTACAAGCCAAAGAAAAATGAACGTCCGACAGGCAAAGTTAAGAACAAGAAATTAGCCGTAGATCAAGAAGTGGAAGTGCTTGTAGAACCTGGTCTCTGTAACGATTACAGGGCTAGAGATCAACTCAATGTGATGTATTTCAGAGACCTCGAAAGAGCAATGCCAGAATGGCCTCAGCCATTTACTGCTGTTCAATCCAAAGAAGGATTTGACATATGAAGATTTATCTAGCAGGTGCTCCACCGGGCAAATGTGTTCTAGATGAAACCAAAATGGTATTGAAAAAACATCCGAGAATGCTCTTGTCCTATCATTTCGTGTCAACAGATCAACTACAACAAAAAGTCGTATTTGAAGAAGTGATGATTCCATTAACAAGGAGGAAAAAATGAAGTGCAAAACAGAAGAACTGATACAAGCTATAAAACGAGTACAGCCGGGTCTGGCTTCTAAGGACATCATAGAACAGTCTCAAAGTGTAGTATTCAAACAGGGAAAACTGATCACATACAATGATGAGGTCGCCGTCATAACAAAAGCAGACTTTGGCTTTGAAGGAGCAATCAGGGGCGATGTGCTATCCGCTGTTTTGGAAAAGGTTGCAGCAGAAGATTTGGATGTCTCTGTTAAAGGGGATGAATTGATTATTCGAAGTGGGAAATCCCGCACAGGCATAACTATGTCAAAAGAGATATCCTTGCCATACAAAGAGATCGGAAAAACTCCGAAGTACCATCCACTACCAAAAGATTTTTCTGATGCTTTGAGAATGGTTCAATTTTCTGCTGGAACAGACATGACACGACCTGTGCTTGCTTGCATCCATTCTGATGGAAACATCATGGAGTCTTGTGACAGATTCAGAGCCACAAGAGTGTTTATGAAGTCTGAATTGGCGGAGTCCTTTTTGCTACCGGCCAGGTTCGTTCCTGATCTTTTGAAGTATGAATTCTCCAAATACGGTTTTTCAAAATCAGGAGGATGGCTTCATTTCAAAACTAGAGACGGCAAAACTATGGTTGCTTGCAGAGTATATCAAGAAGCAGAGTATCCAAACTTGGACTCTCTTTTTTCCAAGAAAGGACTCACTGGCAAATTCAAGTTTCCTGACAAGACGTCTGAGATACTGGAGAGAGCTGGTGTTTTTTCTGAGTCTGAATTTGCTCAAGATGAAGCAGTCACAGTAACTATAAATAAAGGACAGATGCAAGTAGAAGGCAAAGGCCTGCACGGATGGCATAAAGAGAGGAGCAGCATAAAGCACAAAGGAAAACCCATAAAGTTTTCCGTCCATCCGGCTTTCTTGTCCGATTGTTTGAAATTGATTGATGTTGCTGATGTTGGTGATAACAGACTACTCATGGATTCAAAGACCATGAAGCATGCAGTGTACTTGATGTCTGTGGAAGAATAGACATGCCGGGATTTGAAATTGATGTACCAGAACAGCCGGCCGGAGCAGGGCTGAAATCCTGCTCCGCTTGTGGTTTGTTTTCCAGATGTCTGAGTTCAAAGATGCCCCCGTCAGGATCTGGAAATCTATCTGTCCTATTTATTGGAGAAGCTCCAGGTGTACAAGAAGATAAATACGGTAAGCATTTTGTAGGAAGAGCGGGACAAAGACTTCGCAGGACTCTTCAAGAGATTGGTGTGGATTTGAACGAGTGCTATATGACAAACGCAATCATTTGCAAACCGCCAAAAAATAGGACACCAAGTGATCTAGAGATTGCAACTTGCCAACACCATCTACTAACCACTATTGATCAATTGAAACCTCGAATCATTGTTCCTTTAGGTTCAGTAGCTGTTAAAAGTTTGATGCTTGGACGTATCAAAAAGATAGACAATATCTACAAGTGGAGAGGTTGGCAAATTCCCGACAGAGATTTTCGTGCTTGGATATGTCCGACATTCCATCCTTCTTATATAGAACATTTGAATGATGGAAGTCCCGAAGATCTTTTCTTCAAAAGAGATTTGTCAAAGACCATTGAACTTGCTTTCTCAAATGAAGACCCTGCTAGTCACTGGTTGGACATAACAAATAGTGTCCACATCCTGGATAAAAGATCAGCTTGCATATATCTACGTGATCTTATCAAGCATCCTCCAAAAGTCTTCGCCTTTGATTTTGAAACGACAGGAAAGAAACCACACCGAGAAGGGCATCGCATCATCTGTTGTGGCATAAGCACTACGAAGAATCATTCTGTTGCTTTTTGGGTTGATCAGGACAAGAAGATCAAAAACATGTTGAGGACTCTCCTGACCAATCAATCTAAAAAGATAGCCGCGAACATTCCATTTGAAGCTGCGTGGAGTGAGGTCATATTGGGAGTCGATGTACAGAATTGGATTTGGGACACTTGTTTGGGAGCTCACTTGCAGGACAACAGAAGTGCAATTTGCGGAATGAAATTTCAGGCATATGTAAATTATGGTATACCAGATTACGATAGTCGAGTGGCTGACTTTTTAACTTCTGAAGAAGACAGTGCGAATGCTTTTAACAGAGTTGATCAGGCGAATCCGAATGATCTCATGTTCTATTGTGGGCTCGATGCACTCATAGAAAGAAACCTTGCGGACAAGCAGAGGTTGGATTTGTGGAAAGAATAATGTTATGAAAATAACCGCTACTAGAAAAGATGCCATGGAATTGTTCATGAGGGGAGCGCAGGCCCTGCACAAGGCCAGTCAAAATGGAATTGCTATTGATGTTGAATACTTTGAATTGCAGAAGCAGAAAATAGCAAGGCGAAGTGATCGAATACTGGCCAAGATTGAAAAAAGCAAAGAAGGAAAAGCATGGAAAAAACGTTGGGGACCCAAAACCAATTACACATCAACACAGCAGCTTGGAGTTCTTCTTGAAGATCTTGAACTAGCTGATGAACTGCCCAAAACAAAAACAGGATTGGTATGCACTGCTGAGGATGCACTTGCGTCTGTTGATCTACAAATAGTGCGTGATGTTCTTTCAGTTCGAAAGCTAGAGAAGGTTTCTGGAACATACATCAACAATTTCCTCAAAGAAGAAGTCGATGGTCTTATACATCCGTCCTATGGATTGATAATTCCTAGATCGTATCGATCTCAATCTAATGATCCGAATTTTCAAAACAATCCAATACGTGACGACATGATGTCCAAAATCATACGAAGGGGCGTGATCGTAAGAGAACCCAATAGACAGATTGGTGAATTGGATTATGGACAACAAGAAGTACGGGTTGCTGGTTGTTTAACTGGAGATCCTAATTTGATCGAGTACGTAACAAGTCCAAACAAAGATATGCATACAGATATGGCTATGCGGGTCTTCATTTTGACAGAGCGTCAAGTGACCAAAAAAATTCGATATTGTGCGAAGAATCGTTTTGTCTTTCCTGAATTCTATGGCAGTTGGTGGAAAGAAGTGGCAATCAATCTGTGGAAATCCATTGGTGAATTTGACCTGGAAACAGCCGACGGTATTCCTTTGAAGGAACACTTAGCTGATTATGGAATTACTGAATTAGGCAAGGTTATCAAAACGAAGAACGGTTTGAAACCAGAAAAAGGAACATTCATGGAGCACATAGCTCAAGTAGAAGATTGGTATTGGAATGAGCTTTATCATGAATACACTAAGTGGAAAGAAAGACACTGGAAAAGATATTTGAGGAAGGGCTACTTTGACACCTTAACCGGATTCCGAGTCTCTGGGCCAATGTCTAAAAACCAAACGATAAACATCCCTGTGCAAGGACCGGCTTTTCATTGTCTTCTTTGGTCATTTATTGAACTTACGGATTACTTGGAAAAACAGAAGATGGAGTCTTTGCTCATAGGACAAATCCATGATTCCGCTCTTGGTGATTTTGTGTCGGACGAACTTCCTGACTTCCTAACTACAGCAAAAAGAATCATGACAGAAGACATACGAAAGGCGTGGGAATGGCTAATCGTTCCGTTGGTTATTGAAGCCGAAATTTCCCCACCTGGAGGAAGCTGGTATGATAAACAGGAGGAACCAATATGAATTCGATCAATGTCTGCGTATGCTGTGGGGCCAAAGGAACTTTATATGAATTGGATGATATGCGATTGAAATGCGAGGCCTGTGGTGTCCTGTACAGACCGGCCGGAGCACTACCAGATCACTGTTCCAAAACATGTCCACGATGGGACAGATGCTTAGTAAACAAAAGGGGCAAACCATGCCCATACAAGGAGGACTGACATGCCATCATTACAAGTAAAGCATAGACCAAAAACACTGGATGATATATACGGTAATGAAGAGGCCGTTGCCAGTCTGTCTTCTATCTTAGCCAGAAAGCCCCAGGACAGACCTTCCTCTTTTTTGTTTGTTGGACCACACGGATGTGGCAAAACAACGATGGCAAGAATAGCAGCTAAAAAATTAGGTTGCGTTGAACAAGACTTCGTTGAAATGGATTCAGCTCAATTCAGAGGAATTGGAACGATACGAGAGCTTCGACAAGCATCTAACTATATGCCGACTTATGGAGATAAAAGAGGATGGCTTTTGGATGAATGCCATCAGCTTTCTAAAGATGCTCAAAATGGATTATTGAAGCTACTCGAAGACACCCCAGGTCATGTCTGTTTATTGCTTGCAACCACAGAGCCGTCCAAATTACTGCCAACTATTCGTAGTCGATGTCACACATTCGTCGTTGATAACCTTGACATGGACGAGACGCTCAGTATGCTCAAAAAGATCTGCATCAAAGAGAAAAAGAAACCTTCTCTGAAAGTGTTGAAACAGATAGCTATAGATTCTATGGGATGCCCTAGAGATGCTCTGGTCATTTTGGATTCAGTTATTGATCTACCCAAAGAGAAAATGCTCAGAGCAGCAAAACGCTCAGCCGAGGAAAAGAGTCAGATCATAGAATTGTCAAGAGCACTTTTGAAGGGAGGAGATTGGAAAAAGGTTTCTGGAATTCTTAGAGGACTCAATGCAGAACCAGAAACCATAAGAAGGAATGTTTTGTCCTATATGAACAGTGTCTTGTTGAATGGTTCAAGTGCCAGAGCGTATGAAGTTGCTGATTTGTTCTTGGATCCTTTTTATGACTCAGGTGCGGCTGGATTGACTTGTGCTTGCTTTGAGGCAACCTTTTCCACAACTCAAGAGTAAGCATTGAGTATAATATAGCAGGAATAGAAAGGACGACAAATGAAAGATGACTTGCAGCAATTCAGAGATGCCCTAGAGATTGATCCAGATCAATTGGACGTTGAATGGCTTGAACAAGCAGTGACTTTTGAAAGAGTTGCTGCTGCCGAAGCCAGGGCTCGCGAGCAAGAAGCGATGGCCAAATTCAAAAGAGACCAAGTACGAGCAGACTTGGACAAAGAGATCAGATCAGATCCAGAAGAATTCATTGACGGGAAAGCAACTGAGGGAGCAATTCAAAATGCAATCCTCAAACAACCTGAATACATAAAAGCTCAGAAAAGGAGGCTGGCAGCAAAAAGAAGAGCAGATGAGTTAACGGCTCTCTGTAGGGCTTTTTATCAACGAAAGGAGGCTCTTGAAAATCTTTGCAGATTGATGGGTATGGACTACTTTACCGGACCTTTAGAACCTAGAGATCTGTCCACTCAAGCGGCCAAAAGAAAAAGAACAGAGCAGCATGAGAAGACAGCCAGGAAAAGGACGGTTGTCAAGAAGAGAAAGAAAACGAAGGAGAACTAACATGGTGAAAAGAAGGAAAAAACGCAGCAGCAAAAGAAGACAAAGAACGGTTGATGCACGTCAGGTTATTGATCAGGCGAAAAAGGCGGATACAGGATCTGGTCGATCTGACACATTCCAAGTTCCTGCAGGAACAGAAGTCTATGAATGGAAGGAAAAGGTAAATCGCCTGTCTGTCATTCCTTATGAAGTATCCAGAAAGGATCATCCGGAAAATATAGAGCCCGGCTCCTTGTGGTGGCGCACTATATTTTATGCGCATAGGGATGTAGGCGGATCTGGTCAATGGGCTGTGTGTCCTCGGAAGACGTTTGGTCTTCCCTGCCCCATTTGTCAAGAAGGACGAAAAGTAGCAGACGACCCTACTCAAGGAGATGATGCAGAACGGGCATTCTGGCCTTCCAAACGCATTCTCATGAATGTTGTTGATGTGAGCAAGAAAGGGGATCCGGACAAGGTCTTACTCGCAGAGATTTCTTATCATGCTTTTGGTAAGACCATGACAGATGAATTATCAATGGCTGAAGATGAATCAGTCGGGGCTTTTTCATCACCGGATGGTGGTCATGTTCTCAAGGTGCGGATGGTCAAGGAAACCGGAGGTGAGTTCATTTATCTCAAAGCACAGCGAATTGACTTCGTTCCACGAGAGGATGTTCCTGATGAAATTCTGGACCAAGCACATGACTTGGATGAATTGATCAGAGCAAAACTTCTTTCTTCCGAAGATCTGACCAGTCTGCTTTGGGGAGAAGCGGGGGATGAGCAAGAGGAAGACGATGAGCCCGCTGATCTCGAAGAAGACGAGGACGACGAGCCGGACGACGAGCCGGAAGAGGACGACGAAGAAGAGGATGACCTCTGGGAAGACAATGAAGAGGAGGAGCCGGAAGAAGAGGACGAGCCGGAAGAGGAGGATGACCTCTGGGAAGACGATGAAGAGGACGAGCCGGAAGAGGAGGACGAGCCGGAAGAGGAGGACGAGCCGGAAGAGGAGGACGAGCCGGAAGAGGAGGACGAGCCGGAAGAGGAGGACGACCTCTGGGAAGACGAAGAAGACGACGAGGACGAGGACGAGGATGTAGCGACTCCTGGAAAGGGAGAAAAACTGTGCCCCGCCTGTGAAGGAACAGGCAAGAGCAGCAGAGGTAAAAAATGCATTCCCTGCAAAGGTAAGGGTGTTGTTAAGAAAACTGCCAAGAAAAGGGTAACAAAAAAGAAGAAGGCATCGACCAAGAAAAGGGCGACAAAAAAGAAGAAAGTATCAACTCGGCGACGTAAATAGATAGGAATGAAGAAGAGGGGCATTCATTGACTCTCTCCTGAAGTGCCTATGATGGACATTTCAAAACCAAAATGAATGCCCCTTCTTCTTTTCTCTTGTAAAGATTGGATGAAAAATGGTCAAAGTGCGAAAGAAGAATAGAAGACCAATTGAAAACATGATCCCAACCGGATGTCGATTGTTAAATCTTGCTATATCCGATGACATCAATGGTGGATATCAAAGGGGTCGAATCGTGAATGCTATTGGAGATTCTCATGCAGGCAAAACGCTCATGGCACTAAACTGTTTGGCGAATCTTGCGAACGATTCTCGGTTCAAAGATTATGCATTGATCTACGATGATGTTGAAGGTGGATGCTTATTTGACATCCCCCATCTTTTTGGGGAAAGAGCCGCGTACAGAATCGAACCACCTCAGATCAAAGAAGGCGAGGCTGCATACAGCGACACTATTCAAGATTTTTTACAAGCTTTAGATTCTTTAGAAGGCCCCTACGTTTACATATTAGATTCTCTAGATGCTCTGACCACTACACAAGAACAGACAAAAGCAAAGAAGACAATCAAAGCAGCAAGGAAGGGTGAAAGTACATCTGGAGACTACGGACTTTCAAAACCTAAGATGTTGTCTCAAGTTCTTAGACTGTGCAAAAGAAAAATTCAGGACACAGATTCACTCATCATGATTATCAGCCAGACTAGGGATGATATTTCGATGAGCTTCTCAAAGAAAACCCGGGCCGGTGGTCGAGCTCTTGAGTTCTATTCTTCGCACATATATTGGCTAGCACATGCTGGTCGTCTCTTGAAAACCGTTAAGGGAAAAAAGCACACCATAGGAAATGAGACAATCATAAACAGCACCAAAACTCGGATCACAGGCAAGGTTAGAAAAGTAACCATTCGATCCTACTACGACTATGGGGTGGACGATATCGAATCCTGCATTCTATGGTTGGTTGACAATGGTTTCTGGAAAAAGAAGAGTGGTGGGAAAATATCTTGGCCAGGAAGTAAGCAACCGGAGTCTATGCGAAGCATTGTAGAGAAAGTGGAGGCCAGTGATAAGTTGATGCAAGCGCTTTGGAAAGAAACTCAAAAAGCATGGGATGAAATAGAAGATGCTTTGAAACTGAAACGAACAAGGAGGTATTCACAATGAACGGCAAAAGAGTTAAGTGGCTGAAAAGAGCTTTGAGATTCAATTTCAGAATGCATTATGGAACGGAGAACATAAGCCCGAAAGCATGGCGTAGAATGAAGAAATGGTTTGCCAGATTGTCAAGACCAGAAAAAGAACGATTCATCAAGAATCAAAACGAATTGATGTCCATAGAAGATAAGTTTGGAATGGATGATGCTCGTCACATGGCAGAAAGTACTCAGGAATGATTCTTTTGATAGACAGTCAATTCATCTGTTACCAAGCACACTTTGCCTTGGACAGATTAACAAATGGTTCAGGAGAAGAAACGGAGGTAATCTTCGGTTTCCTTTCCAGGATCAATTACCTGGCTCATCTATTCAAAACTAATGAAATTGTTTTTTGTTGGGATAGTAAGCATTCGTTGAGGAGAAAAGTTCGACCTGAGTACAAAAAACAAAGACGGGACTCAAAGGATTACAAGAAATTGATTCCGGTCTTTCGACAGATGGAAAGTCTGCGAACAGATATATTGCCCTCAATGGGATTCGCCAACATCTTCCATCACAAAGGACTTGAAGCAGACGATCTTATGGCTCATGTTTGTAGAAGTACCATTGATCAAATTGTTATGGTTACGGCAGATAATGATATGTTCCAATGTCTGGCTTCTAACATTTCGATGTACAATCCTAGTTCGAAGAAAAAAAGCAAAACAATAACTAGAGAAGACTTTTGCAAATCCTATGGAATAACACCGAGTATGTGGTGGAAGGTTAAAGCCATTGCTGGTTGCAAGAGTGACAACGTACAGGGTGTCAGGGGTGTGGCTGAAAAGACAGCCATTAAGTACTTGTTAGGGAAGACTACTCCAACACAAACTAGAAAAATACGCTCTCATAAAAAATTGATTCTTGAAAACGTCAAACTTGTCAAGCTGCCATTTGATGAACCTGTTGATCTGCAATTAAAGCAAGATGGGTTGATGTGGGAAAAGTTTGCTGTGGTTTTTGAAGAACTTGGATTTGAATCCTTTTTGAATGATGAGACAAAATGGAGGCAATTCGCATCCGGTAGATTTGAAGGAGAACGCAGAGAGATTCAAGTTCGGGTTAATAGGAGAAAGAGAAAAGGATGAGGGTAAAAAGAAAAATCAAGGACCTTGTTGCCGGAGTAGATCCGGGCAAATCCGGCGCCGTAGCGTTTTTGCGAGTTGATGGATCCATAGAAACCATTGTCCGCATGGATGATACTGAACAGGACATTGCTGATCAAATAAGAAGATTGGGAAGGAGAACTGTTTTCTGCCTTTGTGAGAAGGTTGCATCACGACCTGGTCAAGGAGTCCATAGTGTTTTCACCTTTGGATATTGGTATGGATTCATCTGCGGAATTTTTGCAGCGAACAGGGTTCGAAGAGAGACTCGAACACCTAAGCAATGGCAGACCGAAATGAAATGCAAAAGTGGGGGTGATAAAAATGTGACGAAGCAAGCAGCCCAGGAGCTCTTTCCTGATATGAAGATCATTCATAGAAATGCAGATGCTTTGCTTATTGCTGAATTAGCTCGTAGGATCGCATTGAAAAGAAAATGGATTTCTTGAAAGTTTTAATCTGTTCGTTAGTATAATATAGGTGAAAGGACGAAGCGGTGAAATCAAAGTATTTCAGAGAGGTTCGTTTGCGAGATGGAGAATCCAAAATGCTGGAACTCACCACAAAGGCAATCAAAGAAGAGGACATCCCGGAGCTAATCAAGGATCTTGTAGAAAGGCTCCGACTCAAAAACTGCAAAGGAGAAGGAGAGAGAAAATGCAGAAGCAATCATTCGTAATACACGCAGCTCGGGCTCTTGGTAAGGTCGCTGATTTCTTTGGCTTTCAAAGGAAGGCCGGAGGGAATGTACAACTGCGCAAGAAGAAGTCAAAACAGGATCGCCTGACTTATATCCCATCCGGAGGCCCCCGCCGAGAAAATACCGATGCCACAAAGAAGGGAAATGCCAAAGGGGCGTTCGGTTCTGGCCCTTCTCTCTGCTGTGCAGGCCCCCGGATAGAGCTGAAAACGAAGCCGGGCGAATGTGAATGTGGGAATCGGTTCCGCACCATGAAGAAAAACAAGTCTGCAAACTTGCGTAGAATAGCTTGCCGAGTGTGCGGACTCAGAAAGGACGTGGCGTTATGAACAAATGTCTCCAAATCGGGTTCGCTATTGGATATATCTTATTGGGTGTGGCTCTTTGTTTGGCAGCAGTCACCTTATATGTGTTGCTAGTAATAGACCCACAACCACAAGCCGTCGTGGGTAAAACGAATGTAGTTATTGGCACAGCATACTCCGAAGAGGAGCGGCCGGAGGACGTAGTGGAAGTACGCCATGTTCGTGACAGTGCCGGGAACTATCAGGGAGCCATCCTTATTCGGCGGGACGGCCTTCTGAAACGGGTATACGCGAGTGAAAAAGGAGATCGCTGTGAGTAAAAAGCCGCAGATCATTGACCTGGACGGTTACATCATTCAGGATGCTATGGGAAGACTTCTAACAGCACTTCCTACATTCACGAACGGGCAGACGGTCCCTGTGGTCACACCCAAAGCCAAGGACCAGGTACTGAATGCTCTGAATAGCGACGACCGCCGGAAAGAGCGCGGACCCTATTATGCCATCCCAGTGAAAGTTATAGATGGAGACTGTTCATGAAAGGCCCTTCAATATACCCACATTATCCAAGTGAAGGGTCTCCTCCTGATATGCCGAGGTATAAACTGTGCTTGCCGGAAGAGTATGACTGTCCATGCATCTCCCTTGTAGATCATTTGGGGAATTTCATATGTTGGTTTCAAAAGGGAAGCCACTATCAACCGGGTGTCTATAAGGAGCTCGCTAGCAGAGGATTTGATACCAGTTGGGCTGTCTGGAATGGTAATGGGAAGTTCGTTTGTAAACGGAAGAGTAGTAAAGAGGAAGGAGAAGAAAGATGAAAGTTGCAGAACTCAGAGAAAAAGCCATCGAGGAAATGAACACTGCTGAAGAACGCAGGGTCATCGAAGAGTTGAAGCGCATCGAGAGGGAGTTATACGCAGCCCGCAAGGTCGTGAAGACTCTCGAAAAGAATAGGGCCGAATTCTTGGAGCAGGATGTTGATAGATTGCTCTAATAAAGCAACCGTTCAAATCGGTGATTTGGTGGTGGAGGTTTTGGAGGCTCAAATTGAGCCTCTGCCCACCACCTCGCTTGTCAAGTATAATGATGGAAGTATTCCAATCCAAATTCTGGAACCGCCGGAGAACGAGGCTTATTTTAGTATTCATCTCACAGATCCAACAGATGTACCGACCGGTAGATTTCCAGAAGTGGCCATACTATCTTGGGCCGAGGGGGATGTAGAGATTGTTCTCTTTCTAAAGTCAATAGTATTATCAGAAGGGCCTTTTGGTTTCATTGTGGAATGTGTTGGACCTATCAAAGAGGTGCGGCCGAAGAAGAATATAGGGCCAATCACTTTACTCTCTATCTTGCGGCAGATCCAAAAAGTGATAGGCTCTAACTACACTGAAGAAGAGTTGCAAGCACTGATGAAGCAAGCCTATGAAAAACTAGGGATTGAATACTGGGAGTTTGGAAAAGCAAGGCCACATAATCATGAAGATTAAATCCATACGCATACAGAACTTCCAGAGCCATAAGGATACGTCTCTGCATCTCCATCAGGGAGTGAATGTGATCACCGGCCAGACGGATAGTGGTAAGTCTGCTATTATGCGGGCATTGAGGTGGGTGGCTTTCAATCGTCCTATGGGAAATGAATTTCGATCCTGGTGGGCAAGAGAGCGTGGCGGTGAGACAAAAGTTGAGATTGAATTAGAAGATGGGTCTATTGTTAGGAGAATTCGAACAACATCAAAGAACCAGTATGAATTGGTAGAACAGGATGGAAAAGAATTCGTATTTGAATCCTTTGGGACATCCGTACCAGAAGAGATTCAGGAGGTGCTCGGTATTGGAGACCTCAACTGGCAGAATCAACATGATGCTCCTTTCCTTCTATCTTCTGCCACTTCTTCTGGTGAAGTTGCCCGCAGGTTGAATGAAGTTTCTGATCTTAAATCTATCGACTCGACCATTTCTTATGCCGCATCAAAAATTCGGGAACACAAAGCGAAGTCTCTGCAGGCACAGGAAAGAGTTACTTCGATACAAGACAAGCTTGACAACATGCCGGATCAAAAACGAATGAAAGATTTGATGGAAGTTGTATCCGATATTTTGAAGAAGCTCATTAGTTTGCAAAAAGCCGCCTCACGTTTGAAAAGAACTATTTCAGATTACGAAGATAGCAAGGATCGATTGAAAAAAGCCAAGAGCAAAGCGTCTGAAGAGTTAGACCCTTTGTTTTCCGAGGTTGATCAACTGTTGATTACCTTGAAAAGCAAGAAGAACAGGCAGGACGGCCTTCAAAAACTTCTCGACGGATATATGGCAATCTTCCAGAATCTAAAAAAGACCGCCAAGGAAGCCAAAGAAATCCAAAAAGAATTCGAAGAAGCATTTCCGAATACATGCCCGCTTTGTGGAAAGAAGGTCTGATGAACAAACACCCCATAGCTATCGCAACAGCAGACTGGCACCTACGTCCGGACAAGCCAAGATGTCGAATAGATAAGGACTGGCTCAAAACGCAAGAAGATAAGTTAGATGCTATACTCAAACTTCATCAAGAATTAGACGTACCTATATTGAATGCCGGCGACCTCTTACATAGGCATGAAGTTCCACATTGGTTTGAAACATGGGTATATGAAAGACTGGTAGGAGCACGCATGTTTTTCACACCAGGTCAACACGACCTCCCTAAGAACAATTTGGATCTATTCGATCAATCAGCCACTCACCATATCTTAACAACTTTGAATCTTCTACACGACCTAGACTCGTCTGAATTTGAAGTCACTTGTTTTCCATACGGAGCTGAACTCAAGCCAGCGGAATCATTAGATGGAGTTCATATCGCTTTAGTCCATACCTTAGTCTACAACAAGAAGCCATTTCCAGGAGCACCAACAGATGGCAACATATCGATAATACAAAAGAAACTCCGTGGATTTGATTTTGCTGTTTGCGGAGATAACCATGTCCCTTTAGTTGTTGAAGGTTCTGAAGATAAACCAGTTATTGTTAATCCTGGGCCTTTAACTCGACAATCTGCAGACAATAGTTTCCGTCCAAGAGTATATGTTTTGTATTCAGACTTTTCTGTCAAAGCCATCCCTCTACCGGCGAAGAAAACAAATGTTTCTCGGAAGCACATAGAGAAGGAGAAGGAACGTAAAAAACGAACAAATGTTTTTGTCGAAGGACTAGCAGAGGACATTGATGCTGATATAGACTTCTTGAAAAATCTAGGGCGATACGTAAAGAAGAAGAAGGCGAAAAAATCAATTCGAAAAAAGGTATTTGAAGCTGCAGGTTAATTCCACTGATCAGCATGAATAAACCCATGAAACAGAAAACAAACAGAGAAAGAAATGGTCTCTGTGTGTTCCGTACGAGATCAAATCCGAAATGAGTGTTTGGTATTGTGGCACTCTCAGGAGAGAAATCCTGCGGTATGCTGATCAGTGGAATTCAAAAAGGAGAAAATAAATGGTGAAGGTAAAGAAAAAGCAAATGGTTTCTGACGTTGCTGAAGAATTACTTCGTTTGAAAGAAGAGCATGAAGAACGGCAACGGCAAATAGAAAGACTCAATGGAAGGCTTGACGAACTTAAAACAAGGTTCAAAGAATTTGGGACTACAGCAAACAAGGCTAAGTCTACTCTGAAAAAGATGCATTCAGAAATCCAAAGAGTTGAAGATGAACTTCATAGTAAAATAATAGAGCTTCAAAATTTGATGGAGAATGGTGAAGATGAATGAGTTGATTCAGGAAGCAGAAGAGATACTGGATAGATGTAAAACAGTAGCAGGGAAAAGGGAGCAGCTTGAAAGTGACCTGGCAGAAGCTGAGTTATTGAGTAAAGAAGAGACTCGGGAAATGGAAGAATGGGAAAGAGCACAAAAACTTATCCATGAGGCAGCGTTAATCACTCAACAGAAATTAGAATATCATATCAGTGAATTAGTCACACTGGCTTTAGAATCTACTCTACCGGATCCATATACATTCAAAGTCTGCTTTAGTGTAAAGCGGGGACAGACAGAATGTGATTTGTTTTTCGAAACAGAAAGTGGAGACCTCCTCTCACCCATCGATGCTTCTGGGGGCGGGGCAGTAGATATCGCTGCCCTTGCTCTCAGAGTATCTTTTATTCATCTGTGCCGAACTCCTGTTGCCCCTATGCTTTGGATGGATGAGCCAATGAAAAATCTATCCAAAGACTTGCAGCAAGAAGCGGGAGAAGTTCTTAGGGAGCTTTCAAACAGACTTGGATTTCAATTCATAATAGTGACGCATGAGAAAGCCATTACGGAATGTGCACAAAGAACATTTCAAATTCAAAAAGTAAATGGGATATCTGAGGTACAGATATGAAACTACACATTGGATGGTATGGGAAGCCCGGTGAAGGGCCTGGAACTAAAACCCATTTCGTACGAGTCCGTGATAGGAAGCCCTTGTGTGGTTGTCGTGTCAGTAAGGACAAACTTTTTCAATGGTGCTCCACTATTGATTCTGAGGAAGGACCTGATTATATGATTCGTCGATATGTCGAGTGTGAAAACTGCAAACGGATACTTTCCAGAAAGGAGAAAAAATGAAGCCAACAGAAGAACAGCATAAGTCACTGGCCGATCAAGTCAAAGAATTGGAAGCGAAGGCGAAGGAACATGAGGAGTGGCGATGTGGGGAAGTTCGGGCAACCCTGCTTGTCAACTTCGGCTGTGGTGGACGTACGGTACCTGGTCTTGTCAATAAGCATATGTCTACATTCGAAATGCTTATGATCGTGCTCCGGCATTATCATGATGCCACGAAAGAAGAACCGAAGTATCCGAGAGTGTTCAAAGACCATGTTTCAGGGGTTGTCTGTGTTTTTGATGGGCCAGAGTCGAGGGCGAAACGATATGACGCCAACGATTCATATAAGGAATATGTGTGTAATTATAGTCTTAAATGGCACGAAAGCTATAGTAACACTAAAGAGTTGTTCGGAACGGATCGAGAAGGGGCGTTGAAGGAGATTGAGAAAGCGAACAAGTGGCCGAGGGTGTTTGTTGACACAGAGCGGCAATGGGTCATGGAAGATGAAAAGGAAGGAAAATTCTATGTGGATTATAAGTATATAGATCCCTCCTTACAAACTTGTTTAGGGCTTAGTAAATTGACCAACGAACTTTTTGGAAAAGAGCGGCAAGAAATTCTGAATAAGATCGAGCAGATGAACAAACGTAAACAACAACCCTACAATGGCCAATGCCCACATGGGATTCCTATCGGCCAGCC